CGTAGCTTGTTGTTATAGGCCCATTACTGACAAAAGTTATTTCGCGTGTATCCTCTGTAACGACAGGGTTTGAAGTTCCAGCGTTATTTGATATGTGAGTCTTTCCAACTGGAAGTTCCGTGTCAAGTTCCTCTAATCTAAAATATAACCCGGTCACTGCCACCTGGTCAGACTTTAAACTTGCTCTTACACGGTATTTCTTAACGCCCGTTTTGATACCGATAGCCTGGAAGGTTACTCCTATTGAACTATCAGTAGCACTATATAACTTAAGTCCCTTTTGTGGGGACGTTGTTACAAAAGACAAAGTTGTAGGGTCTGTATTATCATAAGCATTAACAGGACCAGCCGGCTTATTGCCATCGGCTATGTCGAGCCTACCGTTAAAAAGTATTTGGCCATCATTAACAACCAAGTTTTGGGATGCTACCGCTGTTGACCCATCCCCTACAATCAGGGTACCCGCTATCTCTACAGGTTTCCCTAAAAGCGCCCTGATATAGCTTATAGGACTTTGGGATGCTTCCCATGTACCGTCTTTATTCCACTGGTAACCAATGCTACCAGGAGTATAGTTGATACTTTGTACAGTGTTGGCAAGCACTTGATCGGCCCTGACTTGTTTGGCAAGGATTACTCCAGCCCCGGCAAGGTTCACGCTTATATCCCTAACCCAGGTTTTGGTAACCGTTGCCCCATTATCCCAGTTTAGAAACCGAAGGTAACAATATTTTGTTGTAGGGTCAATTATCCTGCTAACGTAAATAAGCGTTCCATACCCTACCCCTGAAACGTCAAAGCATTCGTCAACACTTCTGTTGTAACCAACTATGTAAGATTTGATTGTTACCCAGGAAGTTGTGAGAAAGTTTGAATCTAAATATATATTATTAATATCGGATAGAACTTTTACTTTAGACCCATCGGCCTGTACCGTCCATCGTTCCATAACAAGCGCCGTCGTTGTATCTAATCCAATGTCTCCAATAGGACTGATAAAAGGGTTTGATACTGGTATAGTGTTTCCCGTCCATATGCCAAGGTAGTTTGATCCTACGGCTACCTCTTTTTTCACCCTCATAGTGACTTCGTATATTTCGTTTGGTTTTATTTCAAAAACTTTGCTTGTAATGGCTTCACTACCATCATTTTCCATTTGTAGAACAGGTGTATTTATCCCATCGATTATTTGGGTTGTAAGAGTCAAAGCCACATTGCTACTATTAAACCCCCAACTTGGGTCATCATTTGGAACATTGATGTATCCTGATATCGTAGGGTCGTTCACAAAGTTTAGCGCTAAGACTGACAAATATTCTGCGCTGAGTCTTGTAGCGAACATGCTGCCTGTCAGTATTTTGTTAGCTATCAGGTTTAATACATTTATGGTACGTGCCGTTATGGCATCGGTTTCTACCTGGTTTTCAGATACCATGGTTTGCTTAGGACCTTCCGGCGCACCAAAGAGATAGTACCTTTGTTTCAGACTTAAGGCGATATCGTATACCCTGAATTCGTCAATGCTCCCATCGAAAAAATCAGTTGGAGATACACCATCAAACTCTTGACATAATGAAAAGGTATCTGTTGCCTGTATGTCATCTGTAAGAATATCAGCATGTTTAAGGTTTGTATCAAGATACGTCCTAATTGTAGTACTCTCTTTTTCTACAACTAGCTGATGGTAAGTATCATCCCTTATATCCACTGGTATAACATACACAGTGGAGTTATAAAATACACGTGCGAAACCATTGGTTCCATCATAAGACGCTATGATCCTATTTCCTCCAGCAACTGTATTTGTAGACCATATCGTGTATGTCGTCCCTGGCAATGGATATACCTTAATCCATATTGAAATAAGCCAGTCACCGAGTAAATGCTGGATTACACTATCAATCTCAATATAGGTATCACCGGTAGCCTTATAGGCTTTCCCGGCCACTCCTATATCAGTACCAATTGTACCCTGGATGATATTCACAGGAAGGTTATATTGAGCATGGTCTATAATAGTTGTATCACCTGTAAGAACATCGTCAAATGAAACATACAGCACCAAAGATTCATCCGGCGGTGGTTCAAGGTAGTTTTGCATTGCAAGGAAATCAGCCTCTATACTTTGGAACGCATACTTTTCTGCTGTTATCGCACGGTTAAGTAAATCAATTTCACCTATTGCCCTTGATATACCCATAGCGGGATTTGACCACGACGTGAGGCTACCGTCACGGAGTTTAATCGCCACCCTGTACCAAACTGTCAATCCTTCTGGGTCTGGCGCTGGTGGGCTTCCTATGAGCGGTACAGGGACCTCGTGGGAAAACTCCCAGTTTGTCCTTACGATTGTTACATCGTTTAGTATCCCATTACTCCACCCAGTCCCTGTAAGATTAGGGCCGTACCATGGTTCTCCGGTTACCGCTGAGGATACTTGTATCACTATACCTTTTATCGTTGATACCGTTGGCTGTGGCGTTACAGACACCTTAATTGTTGTCCCGATACTGGAAACGCTGTTTATGGCCGGGGTTGTAGGAGTAGCCGGATATCCTACAAGATCACCAGTGTATACCTCTTCATAGGTCGGGGTATCTGCTATTTCTTGATTTAGTATTACAATATCCTGGTTGGCCCCTTCATACGTGTTTGTCGGAATCAGCGTTGTCGGTGGATCAAAACTATCAAGGTTCCATCGCATCTCAAATGACAATACGGCTTTTCCGTTTGTAAGCCTCCAGCCTATCCGGGTTACGGTCCCTATCTCATTTATCCCGGTTCCCTGTAAGGATTCCGTCAGCGTCACCCTTGCCCCCACCTGGGCCTGCAGGAATGGGTACTTAGTTGACCAGGTAAATTTCTGCCGTGGTGTTTTTTTTAATTCGAGCTGGTATTGAAGCCAGTCCTCCCAGTGCTTTTTTGCAGTTAACACAACGTCATTAGAAATATATTTATTCTCGACAATCAATTCTTTACGGCCGTGAATTCCAATAGACTCAAGGTCAAGTGCCTGGCTTTCTGTTTGCGTATCTCTTACAAGTGGTTCGCCTAATATTTTCATTATAAGGAGAGTTACGGGGACAGCCTCATTGTTGGCTACTCTTATGACTGCCTTAGTCGGATATTTCGTAATATCATAAACCACGACATCAAGAGTCCCTCCCAGTGTTTCAAGGTTTGACTCAAATGCCGTTTGATCATCAACGTTACGACATGCCAGTACCTCAAATTCTTTACCAGCTTCATGGATCCCATATTGGGCGGCGTATTCAACGGCTGGATTTGTGATGTCAAGGGTTGTATCTCCTGCCGGAATTATGTAATTTGTTTTACCGGTAGAGCTGTTGTAGTTTTCACTAAATTGCCATATAATTTGATTTTCAAGCCAAGTAGGGATGGCAAACTTCAAGGTAATTACGTTCCTGATATCACCAAACGCATCGGGATTGTTAATCCCGCTAAAGTGCTCATTTGTGAATGTGAACTGACTTATGGGGATATCATATAGTGGACTATACCGGCTATCCCCAAAAAAGAGTTTTCCTCCAGAGGTAATTGTCAAAGTTGCCAGAGCGGCCTCGGCAAGGTAGGCCAGCTCTTCCCATGCGCTACCAGTCAATGGCGCATAGGGAATCTCAATAAGGATGTACTCAGTATCCAAATCCCCTGGAGAAAGCCCGGCAAGACCTGCGATTATATGTACAAGGCTGTTAGCTTGATCCCCGGGATCTGATATTTTGACATCAAGGTAAACTGGAGTGGTTCCATTGACTTCAAGTTTTGCGTCTTTAAGTTTCTTCCCAAGGTCTATACAGGAAATCGTAACTTTATTTGAATTTGCGGCCCCTATCCCCTCTACAAACCCGCTATCGTCAATATAGCCTAAAAATCTTGTGATATACTCATTACCTTCTCCGACTGAAACGGAAACCCTTATTTTTCTTCCAGGGCGGAGGTTCCCCCGGCTGTCTGCCTGTACCAAGCCGTTGTATTGCCTTAATCCAGGGTTGTACACTGAGTATAAGTTCTTTGAGAATATCTTACTCGAATTATCGAGGATGATTGTCAGGGTGTTGGATATAGCGTATCCAGTTTTGCCTTCAAGCCGATCTTCTCCGCGGACATCATCCACCAAGTCGGCTGGTATTTCCACAAATACATCCGTACCCGTGAAATCTATTTCCACCTTAGCCATTATCTGGCTCGATAGGTCATTTGTGGCTGCTAAAAATCCTGGAGAAACTGGAATCCAATTCATTATGCCTCCACATTACTATTCAATTTTAATATTCACTGACGAGCTCAAAGGTATCATATCAATTATGTTCTCATTTTGACTTACGTAAATAAACGAAAGCGTATCGCCTACTTCAACCTTGTAATAATATTTTAAACTTTTACACGTGTAAAGCGACCCATCTATTGCTTCAATCATGATGCAATAGGTCCTGTCTCCAAATATTTTTTTCGCGTAAACTTTCCCTGATATTTCATGGGTGTATTCAAGGCACCCTGATAATAATGCCATTAAAAATAAAATTATTATCAATCTATTTAATTTCACAATATTCCTCCAATATTTTAAGCCTCCGCATAAACCGTCAATCCCTGCTCATAGCTTGCGGCGTTCGTTACTAGTTCGACAAGGGTGTTGAGGTTGACCAATAGGCCATCTGTCCCTGCCACTGGAGTCCCATTGATATAAAAGTTAAATGTTTGATCCGGTGGGCGTGTTACGGTTACACCCCCGGCAATTACAGTTTCTTCTCCAGGAAGAGGGGTCTCAATCCCTGGAGTAGCCTGGGTCGTATCGCCAAAAAAGCCCTCAAAGTTTTCCTGCATAATTTCCCGGAAGTTGCTACCCCAGTCAACCTCCACTCTTTCGGCCCTTCTCCTAAAAATGTTTGCAATAGATTCACCTAACGCGACTATTTTCACGCCAAGCCATTCAACCAGGCTTCCAATCGTAGTAATAACCAAAGCAACAAACACGATTAGTGGTCTCAATATGGTCATCACGAGTTCAACCAAAGGGGCTATCGCCGTTACTATTTGACTTATCAGTTCGAATACCCTATTCAGAATTAGACCTATAGACTCAAAAAATTTTTTGTTATTTTCCACAAAACTTCCTATTGTTGAAAGAACGGTCTGAAGCATCCCGCCCATCCCTTCAATTACCCTATTGGTTACTTCCCGAAGGGTGCCGAGTGAGGCTATAAGTCCCTGTACCGGCCCCTCTGCCATGGCTGTCAGCCTATCTTTTAAGGAGGTTATGGCTTCCTGATATGCCTGGGTCGAATTTATAATGTCTGTGAAAAAGGAGACCACATTCCCGGCTATGCCAAGAGCCCCCTGCCCTATTGCAGACCGCCTTGCTTGTTTCGTTTCTTCTGGAGTTAGCTCTTCGAGTTTTTTCCCAAGTTTCCTTGCGTACTCAGTCATGCCTTTTTCAAGGGCACTGTCAATGTAAGATAAGGCTTTTGTTGGAAGGTCTCTCATTTTTTCTACAAAGCTTACCATCCGATCTCTTAGGTTCTCTAATCCTTTCTTGATATCTTGAACGATTGTTACAAGATTAACCTTCTCTGTAAACCGACTTAAAGACTTTAAAAACGATGTGATTTCTCTTGTGAATTGCATCCGCGGGCCTGCCTCGGCAGCGGCTACAGCGGCGGCGGCTGTTTGTGTGGTTCCACCTGTATCAAGGGTCGTTGGCTTAATCCAGTCAGGATACGGCTTATTAAGTATAACTCCGATAGAATCAATAAAGGCTTGATATGCCTCAGCGGTGCCGGCGTTTAATGTCCCGGCCGCCCCGGCCTGATCCTTGAAGGCTTCGAGTGTTACGGTTCCGAGGGTTTTCCAGGCGTTTCTTATATCGTCTACAACGCTTTGCCATTCCGGGACATCCAACGGCTTGGCTGTTATGGTTGGTATAGCCCATTCTTTGTATTCCATTATACCAAGTACTTCCCTGATTATGTCATTTTTGATTTCCTCATCAGTTCTATATTTCCCTTGAATCCTTTCAATATTTTGCATCGTTGGAAACATACTTTCTACTTTTGCTTCTTGCGCCTTGGTCATCGTTAGCTTACCGGCTATGAGGCTAGCTTCGTTTACTATTTTAACCAACATACCGAACCCAGAAAGCCCTGTTATGAAATTTATTTTCTCTATAAAAAAATTTATCATAGTGACGAAAAGATTGCGGATAGCCTGCATTGCTATTATAAAACCATATTCCAATGGTTTCCATATCGTTGTACCAACAGCGTCTATAAGGCCGCCTATTATTTCAAAAGCATTTTTAAATGTAGTTTGCGCCCAGGTACCAACCTGCTGGAACCTTTCTCTTATGCTTTCCAGGGTAAAGGCTTCCTTCATGTTTTCTTTTGCAGTGGTAAATGCGAGCGATACTATTTCAGGGAACCTCACAAAAAAGCTGAGTATCTGATTTTGGTTTTCTGCTATCCATTCGGAAATCGGTTTAAGTAATTTTTCGTATACGGCTTGTAGCCCAAGGGATGCCAATGGTAAAATGGCAGTTCCAAGGTCTGTTCCCATTTGTTCAGTCGTGGATTGAAACCGCCGCATCTGGTTTGCAAAAGATCCGGCTGTTCTGGCGGCGTCTCCCTGGGCGTCCTTTGTCCCTTCCAGCAGGAGAGTTAGTATTGCCTGGGCTTTTTGCGCTTCAGTGGCGGCCTTTGTTCCTTTTTTTATACCCATCGTAAAAAGTTCCTGGTTAATTCGTGCCGCGTTTATAACAACACCGTACTGCTTAAATACCTCTACGTTCCCAGTCATTCCACTTTTAAGCCTATTCATGGTATCGGATTCGGCTTCGTCATTAAAACTTGCCAAGTCTGCCCCAAGGGCTACCAGCGTTTTAGAGAACGCAAAAGCCTCATCCCTGGCAAACCCCAGGGGAACGAAAGTATCTTGAAAAGCCGCGGCATACCCCTTGAATTGTTTTTCAGATCTTCCAAGGTCTTTTGTTATCTGCTTTACCCAGTCCTCGGCATCCTCTCCTATTCCCCGGAAAACAACGTTAAACTTACTTTGTGTTTCCTCAGCGGCCGAAGCAAGGTTAATCAGCTTCCCGGTAAACTGACCTATTTCCCTGGCAACCCCGACTATCGCCCCGACCGTAAAGATTTGAGCCAGCCTTTTTTGGAAGCTTACAGCCCCGGCCTCAGCCCGGTTAAGGTTGCCAAGGGCGGAGTCAACCCCTTTTTTGGATTCATCCCTTGATTTGATCTGATATTCAATCCCTGGTTCTTCCATTATCTTTTACGTCCTTTAGGAGTTTCTTTTTTAATCTTTTCGTTCATTTTCCGGATGAATATTTCTTGAAGAAAAAGGAAAACATCCATCGTCTTTTTAGGCTGATTCAACAATCCACCACTCGTAGGCAAATGCATTAGTGTGCCGTTTTCTCTATTCACGGAAAGGAGAAATAAGCGTATGACTATACCCCACTTTTTAACATGGTCATCGTACCTTGCCGGGACCTTCCCACCTGCAAACATTATTCCAGCGATTATTCCCAGCTCTAATCGCTCTTCCGTTTTAAAGGGAGGCTACCCTGCCATTCACTCACTACAGCCATAGCCTTGGCCCCGCTATCCTTGAGCATGGCTATTACTTGGGCGGTAGTTGCGTCGGCGCCGTCAACTGTCACGTTGTGGCCAATTATGTTAGCATAGGCAAAGTCGCAGCCCCTTTTTATGGCTTCTTTGGGGTCCTCCCCTTCTTTGCCAGTCATCTTGATCATCTGATCTTCTGTTGGTTCCCTGACATCGACCCATAACCGTGATTCTCTTTCCTTCCTGACGGTGATAGCGTCCTCAAAGAGGCTTTCTGCCTCTTCGATTTTATCAGGGATAATATCGCTTAGGATATTATTGACTTCGGCTATCGTTGTAGCCCTCACGGTCATAATTATTTTATCTGTCAACTCCTGCAGGAACGCGCTTTTGATCTTACCTGAAAGCTTTTCCAGCCCAGCCTCTCCGCCTTCTCCAGCCATTTTGGCAATATCTTCAATCGTTTCTGGGAGTTTGCTTTTTATTCGATTAAAAACAAGCGTAGACCCTATGAGGGCCATGTCGGCATTAATCTTTGTAGTCAGTGACTCTTCTGTATTGCCGTCGATCATATCGCCAAGGTATATCCTGGTTTTAAATACTCCGATATCTTTTATTTCCATCTTTCAACTTCTCCTTTCTTACGGATATCATTTTCTACTATTCAAATAGTGTAGCAATTATCCTGGCTATTGATAATTGTATTTCTATTAAACAATCCAAAAAGCTTAAAACGCATTCCATGATTTTTTTCATATCAGGTTCCTCATGGTAAATATGTGGTTGCCCTTAAATCCTCGACCCATGCGTATAGAGCCTCCGATCCGGTTGCCTCATAGGATTGCCCAACGCCAGTCACCGTAATTTCCCCGCTATCCGGGACGTTTGCATCAAACTGAGTAAGTATAAGCTGAGGTAAATCAAAACCCATCTTGTAGAGGTAACCGGCTTCGTACTCCTCACCGGTCTGAAGCTCTAAAGCCAACGCTATCGAGTCGCCTTTTTTGTACTTTGCCTCCCGCATGGTTGCGGCTGTGGCGTCGAACTCGGCGGCAAAATTGACCGTATAGACTCGGCTTCCTGCCATGTTTTCCCTTGGCCCGCAGTCACCGGCAAGACCTTGCCCCCTATCAGTTAGGTTGTTATTTCCGGTAATTGTAAAGGAGTCAATCTTGCCAAAGTCTCCTAAGTCAATCTGTAGGACCCCCTTACAAGTCTTGTAGTAATCCAGCGTACTTGGAAGTAATAATGAATCATAAATGACCGTCGGATATTCAGGGGTTGTATTCTCCAATTCAGTATATCCCCTGGTTGTGATATCCATGGTTATCAATCCGTTTGGCGTAACATTTAGCGTCCAGTCAACTACCTGATTAGAGATGTACCTCTGAATCTCTGAAACACGATAACAGATAAATGTCATGCTTGGAAGCCGGGTGTTCCCGTACGGTACCCCAACGAATTCATGATGTTTTCCGCCAATGCTACTTACCACATCGGTTACAGGATTTTCATATCCCAGGGCCCAGGCCAACATCAATCCAGCTTCGTCAGGAGTCAACAAAATTGATATAGAGCCAAGCGCGGCCCCTCCGGTTTTTATCATTTTCCCGGCGCCTTTTTTTCCAACCTTTGCGTTATCCTCTACAAATTTATTGTCATATGTAAAGCGCTCAGTGACCATCGCTATACCATTTGTCATGGGTACTGGTGTTTTCCAGCCCGCGTCAAGACTGCCTTGTAATACCGCATTCATTGCGTCCTGCGTACTCATAATCTAATCCTCCTCGATTTTATTCATTAACCTGGATACTTACTTGCGTTTCGGCAATCTTAAGAAAGTTTGCGTCCTTCGCAACGGGTCTATAAAATACGCGCCCACTTATATCGACAAGTCCTATTTCGCATTGTTTTTCTTTGAGCACTTCCCGGATTGCAGCATGGTAACGGTATGACCGTTTGTCCCCATGGTATCCCGTTACTGCCGTCATTATGGTGAGTGTTACGGTAGAAAAGGACACAATCCTATGTTTAATTTCTTCTCTAGAATCATCAACCCAAATGCAAGCCCCAGGGTAAACCTTCATAGATTCTGGGTCCACATATTCGTCATCGATGGTAAGCATTGGCAATTCCAACTTATCAATTGATTGATTCGTGAGATCCCGGAGGTACCCTGGAAGTAACTCCTCAAAGGCTTGAACAACCGAACAAATTGCCTGTTCTTCAAAAACAACGATACCCACTACTGAAGCCCTTCCTTTTGAAAGTAGACTTTATAAACCTGACTTCCGATCCTTACATGAGCCCCTTCCGCTAAAACAGAGTTAATCGCAGGCCTGAGCCACGGGCGTTTCACGATCTTTACTTGTCTGGCCAAAACGAAATCTTCTCCGAAAACAAAACTTGGTCTCCATATCCTGGCCCCTTTGTGAAGAGGGATATACAAAAAGGATTTCTTTACTGGTTTTATTACTCTCTTGCCAGCCCTCGTTTTCCCGGTTTCGTGTACACGTCCATAAAACACGTTCGTTCCAACCCATACGCTTGACTTTGCTACTCTGTGAGTAACGCTATTCCAAAGCCTTCCAGTTCCAACGTTTAGGGGATTCCCGCCTCTAAGGTTTCGTTGGGCCTTTGCCACGACCTGGAGTCCTACCTGATTCAAGATTTTCCTATTAAGTTCTGGGCGGTCTTGATCAAAGCGCATAAGCCTTGTTTTTAAATCACCGTCATCAATTTCAATAGTATACTTGATCATAGGTAAACCTTGTATTGAAACAATTTGTTTTTAACAGAAAGTGGCATCATCTTTTCAAAATTGGTTTGACCGGCCGGAGTTGATTTTGTAGTTACACCGACAAGCTGTGATGAATCCCGGTTGTAAGCCCAGGAAACGTACTCCGCAACCGCCGCCTCGATATCGTCAGGCATTTTTGGAAGGTCGGAAGCCACCCATTGGGCTGACTCATACAACTTAAGGGTGTAGGTCTGCAAGTCAAACCAGTAGTCCCCTTCAACCGGGCTTATTGGTTCATTTTCCTGTTCATATATAGGGGGGATGTACCCCCCTCTATATTCCAGTTTAATGATTTTTTTACCGAGGACATCAAGACTGGCTGAAAAGATATCATTATCAAGGAGTGTGTAAGAAGCCGGATCAATTAAACTTGACTCTTCAAACTTCCTTGTACGGTCCACCCACAAATTGACTATTGCTTCGACCGGCCTAATGTTTGGCGATAGTTGCGTATCGTGTAGGCCATTATAATACTCGGTTGTATGCTTATAGCACAAATCCCGGCCCAAGTGATTTCTTATTCCAGAGCTGCACCCTGAAATAATTATTTCTATTCGGTCCTTGATTTGATCATCATAGTCAAAGAGTTTTTGTACTTTCAGCCAGCTTATAAGGTCCCCTGGTTTCATTCGGAATTACCTTCCCTTTCCGTATCGGGCGACGGTACTTTCTTTTTTTGGTTGTCGTGTTTTGGGGTTGAACGTTTTTTAGCCTTTAGGACTTCCCACTCTTCTAGTGTCATCCTTATTGTTACCCCATCATGAAACACCTCAATCATCCCTGCTTCATAGACACGACCCCTGTCAAGTTGTTTGCCCATTGGTTCCCTCCGGTTTTCCTCCAGGCTTCCGACCAGGTTTTTTCTTTTCAGTCGATGGTTCTGATTGAACTTCGACTATTACGATTCCACCGGTTTTTGGATCAATTCGGTGTTGCTTCATAATCACTCCTTTAGCCGGGTGGCGTTCCATGGTAAACTACATTTGCACCAAGCCAGAGGGCCTGGGCGGTTGCATTCGTGATATGGATAATCATTGGATACCCAATTTCCGTATTGCTAAAAAGCCCGTACGCTTCGTCGGCGTAGACATTGTCCCCGGTAGCCCCCGTAGAGAACTTGGCAATGTGACCATCGTCCGTAGGGACTCCGAGACTTACCCCGAAAGCGTTCTCTTTGAGCCCTCCAGTGGGAAGGTTATCATTCAATGTGATGGTAAGTGTATCGACTGATAGCACTGTCGAAAAAAAGTATCTCCCGTTTGGAAGCCTAAAGGCTACATGATCCAATGCTTCCACGCCTGTCAGGTCCTCAACCACAACATCCGGCTGAGCTTCCAAGGCGTCAGCGGATACCTTCAGCGTCTTTTGCGGTGACATTATGGTAACAACCTGCGCTGTACCACTGGTATTTATATTCATCCTGACTAAGGTCGCTCTGTACCTTTCAAAGCAATCGACCGGTATTACATACTCGGTTGCCAGGGTTTCTGTTATCGTTGGTAGGGTTCTTAAGCCTGCCATATGTCCATCAAATCCCATAGGTCACCTCCTTATGGTGTGGGTGCTGTTTGGATAGCTACGCATGTCCCGCCGTTAGGCCGTTCTGCTGTCCTGCTCGTTACGTATCCTTCCCTTACACGGAACCGTGTAAAACTTTCAGAGTGTGTCATACCCTGCAATGTTTCGGAGTAAATCCGGACTTCCATACCACGCCTAAATCCCCTACGGCCTTTACGCGGATTCCCAAACCATATGAACCTCTCTGCAGGCCCAACGGCGGAAGCCGAAGGCATTACAGATATTGACATCACTGGGTAGCCGAGAAGCCTACCAGGAGCCCCTTCCCCATTAGGTGGGTAATAAACAGGATTACCATTGGGGTCTAAAATTGATCGCACCTGGTGGGCGATAGTCTCATTCATAAACCACATAGCGTCCGTTTTTTCCTCTTCCATCACACGTGAAATTGCCGTTGTAAGATCGGTGTAGTTCAATCCGTATGGGGTTGAACTGCCGATAATGTGAACAACCTGGTCAGCATAAAGAAGCCCTGTAAATGGGCTGGCGTTGGCAGTTAAAATCTGACTATCGATTTCCCTTGCCCATTCGGTAATAAAATGTTCCCGCATTATCGCCCCAAGATCTCCAACGCTTGCATCGAGATACTCGTCAAGCCAGGCGTAGAAAATACTTAGTGTCTGGGCACGCAGAAGCGTTGGAGTCCCCATGACCAGTTTACCTTCTCCCGTTTCATACCCGTAATCATAGCCACCCCAGGTTGGCTTTATATTACTGTTATCATTGGGAAAACTCATCTGATCCGTTGCCATGGGAACGGGCGTAACCAGGGAGGCCATCCTACTTCGATAAACCATGTTTTTTAAAATAACATCACTCAGTGGTGTTGGTAGGAGAAACTGACCTGTATTTGTCCCCGTGAGAGGGTCACCTGTAAGGGCTTTAGAATTCCATCCGGGTTTCCCCTGTTCCTTTACATCCACAGACCACTCAAATCCTTCTGGATTTACCCAATTTATATCCTTGTCATTCGGAATTAACCCCATGTTACCAAGGGCAACAAAATCCTTTCGCCATATCGACCGAAGAGCCCGGCCAAACAGCTCGTTAATACCCTTATCATCCAGGGTTTTCGGATCTGCCTTTACGTTCATGCGCAATTCCGCAACTGTTTTCTCAAACATAGCGGTTTGATTCAGCGCCAATGTCCGAGAGTCCATCAGTTCCTTGGCAATTGCCTCGATAAGCATTTGAGACTTCTCCACATAAAGCGCATGCGCTTCAGAGTTTGCGATCCCGGTTTCGGTTTGTAACCTAAGTTCCGCTACCATCGCGTTAATTTGTTCAATTGTTGTTGGCATTTTATCTCCACAAATTATCCAAACTTCCCTGGTTTTGGGTTGCCACATCCGCGCCAGTGGTTTTCTGACTATTCGATTTCGCTACCTGAGCCCCAAACAGGGCCTCCAGGCTATCGATCCTTTTCTCAAATATATCTAACGTCTCCTTGGTTTGGGAAACGATTACACTTTCCTGTACTAACGCATTCGGATTGGCCGGTACCGTTACAACACTAACCTCCATGAGTTCGGCCAGTGTAATAACAGCGTCTGCCGGTTCGTCCGGGTCGTCCTTAGTCCATTCGATGCGCTTTAAAATAAAGCCAACACTACAGGCGGACAAAAACCCACCCCTTACCAACATTTCAACACTATACCCGGAGGGTCCTTTCCCGGTATGTGGCATTTCCTTTGGTGTAAATTTGAAATATCCATAAAGGCCAGTTGGTGTCTTATCCAGTTTTACGACCCTACCAATAGGGAGGTAATCATGTCTATGACTCCATAGGATTACCGGGTTTTTAAGGAACCGTTCCAACTGCCAGGCGTTCGGGTCAATTTTCTCCATGTAACTGTCAAGGGTGGCGTCACTCATTAACCAGCGCGTAGTATCCGCCACGGTTTCAAGCGTTGCGTCCTTTTTTACCGGAACTACACCACCCACCGTGTAGAGCTTTATCAGACCTTTGGCGTCACCCTTTTCGTCAATTAACCCCTTCGTGCGGAGTCCAGTGTAAAGTTCTTTACCGGTACCAACCGGCTGAAAGCCTTTATCTGTTTTGGTGTAAAACATTTTCATCCCCCCATTTCGCTTGATGATATAATTCCTCCACATGGCCCATTCCACGCTTCTGACATATCTTTCCAAATATTATTTTGTAGCTCAGCAGAATAGCCATCAATAAGGTGTTGTTGGAAATCCTCTTTTTTGTCTGGGTTGCTATATAGATCAATAAGGTCATAGGATATGGGTTTGCCATCTCTCTATCCATATTTATTTGGATTTCGCTTGAATAGGCATCAAGGAGGAATTTTTTAAGCGCAACCTCCACTTCTCCCGGATCTTTGGTCCATTCGATGCGTTCTAACAACCCTTTATCAAAACTCAATGCAAGTATGAATCTCTTTACCATTATTAAACCCCTTCCTCCAGTGATGTAACGTCCGGCCTTGGGAAGGTAGAGCAGTGGCAATTTATTACCTGTTCTGCAGTCCCGTCAGGATCGTATGGCCTCTTAAGGTTCGCCGGTTGGAATAAATCCCCTAACATCACGACAACCCCATCGGTAGCGCGGTGGTCGGGCCTTTCATTTTCAACATAACCGTGGCCCCATTCGTGATAACCAACTCCTGAGTATTCCATCGTGAAGGCCCTGGCATCGTTCGCGGCGGCGTTTAACTCGGTCCGTGCTATAGTTTCGGACCTCCACTGGGTCATACCCTTGTAGTAGTCCCTTATTTTGTCAGCAGCATCGTTGGTTGTAAGTCCTTCAGATAACACCTCTTCGAGTATGTCGCGGATTTTATCCCTGTCAGTTTCGACAATACGGGTAATCAGCTTGGCCCTGTTCTGTACCTCTTCCAAAATACGGGGATTGATGATGTCCCAGTTTATCTTTACGCCAAAAGGTTCAAGCAGCCCCCCCATTGTTTCGGCGCCGTATTCAGACGCATCCAATAAGTAGTCTCCACTCAGTTCTGATAAAATCCGCCCTTCCTCCTCCCAGTCAAGATAAATAATGGAATCTATACCTTTTTGGGCTTGACCGGAAAGCATCGATATGATTCCATCAACTGTTATCGATTTAAGCTTTGCTTCTATTTCAGTTACCGACATAGAATCTTTTTTAATGCTGTTTTCAATATTCCCAAATAGCAGGTCAAGGATTTTCTTTCTTTGCTCATAGAAGAAATCCTTAATTGCCTTTTGAAATCGCAACTCCCTTTCTATGATACCCTTAAGGTATGCTTCTGTCAATTCCCTTTTTACTTCTGGAGTGTAAGGAGAGGGAGTCGCTTTCGTTGTATAAAGGTGATCTAAACTTTTTCCTTCGGTTGGTTTTGTATAAAGACCTTCCACGTTTACACTGGGAGTTACCGCTTTTGTTGGCGGTGTAGCCGTTGGCACCGTATCGACCGGGATCAAGCCAAATTGTTTATACCAGGTGTTTCCCCAGGGTACCTCTGGATTACCAAGCCTTCTGTTGGCTTCATTTTGGGTCATCAATCCGGCCTGTACCTGCTTGATATATGTTTCAGCCTTTTCAAGTCTTGCCTTGGAGAATTCAGGTAGAGCATCCGTATCAAACTTCGGTTTTTCTAAGCGTTTAAACCTATCGTAGAACTGGGTAAGGAGTAATGAAATAAATCCGTTCATTACTGGGATTATTGTATGTAGCCAAAGACTTTGATATTCCTGGTCTGTGTCGGACCCTGATAGGGGAGTCCCCTCAGCCCCTAAACCAACAACGCGTGGTGGAACACCAAACATGGCCAGGATAGTTTCCCTGTTATTTTTCAACAAATCCATGTATTTCATCAGGTCGGTATTTATTTCTTGAAACTGGCCGCCATTTGGAATAACGGCTATATTCCCTTTGCCGTGGTTCCTTCCATACTTGGCCTTCCATGTCCGCTCTATAACCTTTATTTGTTCAGGACCTAAATCTCTATCAGTTTTTATTAGTCCGGCCGGGATGGCATGGTCTAAAAGGTTTTCTGTGTTTTCTTTTCCAGCGCTATAGGTTTGGAGAAGCTCTTGCGCTAAGGTAAAAAACGGTGATAACCCTCTATATTTATTCGTCCTGTTCCAGGCCCTGAAATGTATAATCTCATCGGGTAAGATTGGGATATCTAATCCATTCTCTGGGTCCCTATAAACCCACTTAATTACCCGGCCGTTGTTGACATATTGGTAAACATACCTTGGGTCAAGTATGTAAAGTTCTTTCGGTAATCCCATTGTGTAGTTTGGGCCAAACCACCAAAACGCTTCGCCTTCTGTCCACCACCAACCGGCCGTTTGCTTCCATAGTTCCAAAAGATTCATGTCTGCATTGACGTATCGAAATAATTCATAAACAGGACCGCTCGTAATCTCTTTCCCATTAATGTAATGTTTGTAATCGACCCTTGTGAATTGAGCTACAAGTTTAGCCACCGCGATATGAGTCCAAGGCATTGAATCGTAAGGGTCCCCTATTTGTACACCACCACCGAAATCCTCCGGGTCATTCGTCCCGATCAAGACTCGGTGTAATTCGGATCCGCCTAAAAGGGTTTTTATTTTAGTGACTAAACTTCTTAGGCTAAGGCCAAGTGTCATAATTACCCCATTACAATAGGTTCATTGCGTATTTCCATCATGATATATCTCACCACATCCGGCGTATGGTCATCTAATTTTAAAGGCTCTTCAGGCTCATTTTTATCTTCTCTCCCAGGGGCCCAACTATACCCTTCCATTTCTCTTTTTGTATTCTTACTGGTTTTGAAAATATATAAGCGAGCCTTCCCGTCTTGTTGGAATACCAGGCTTTCGGCTACCTTTTGTATCCCTCTGCTTACAGCTTTTTGGGCGTTATTTGTGAATATCCCATGAACACGAATCTCTGCATTATCCTGTGGGTCATGATCGGCTACAGTTCGATAGTAAATCCCTGGCTCATTTTTTGACTTAATGATTGCAGCATGATCTTTAATCAGCATATTAGTTTGATAATGCTCATCGTAAATGTAAACCCGGCCGTCATGGTCAACGGCGGCCCAAAGGCAGACAAAGGGATTTGTAAACCCCCAGTCAATCCCGCGGTAGCGCTTCCAGTCCTTCGGAATCTTGAATGGATCAATGAAGTGGGCTTCTCTTAATCCGGGGTAAACCAGCCCAGTTGCAGCAGTCCACTTACCCTCAATATCCCTCTCATATTCAACCCCTGGTGGAGTGGTTCTCTTTATGCCTTCAACGAATTCAGGGCTTAAGAAGGGGTTATCATCAAGGATAAAGTGCCATGATTTAATATGTTCTCTTCCATTGGAAAGTTTTTCCCCGGAACGGTCGATGTATTTTACCTTGATAGGATGCTTCGGATAGCTTGGGTTTGTATCCATGAATATCCGGCAACCATCCCCAGAGCACCGCTTGAAGGCCTCTTCAATTGCCGTATGGTGGCTTAGGGTTGTTTCGTTGCTCAACCACCCATGAGCGGTTAGGCCCCTAATCGATCTATGGGCATTTATGTCATCGGTTCCAAAGCAGTTCACTGTATTGCCGAGGACCCTGAATTCATTATTCCGATTTAGGGATGTGTCAATCCCAAACATTTTTCCAAAGTCATCAAGGACATTGCGCTTAAGGCTTGAAATTGTATACCCGGTCATTATGAAATGTTTGCGTTGATCTTTGAAGTCTGCAATATGCCTGAAGAAAAGAATGTTATTTAGGTGGGTTTTTCCTGAGCGGATAGCCCCTTCCAGTATGGTTATTTTTGGGTCTACCTCATTCCAGTAGGCAATTATTTCTCTTTGCTTAGGACTTAACAGCATCGAAAGCCTCGATAAATTTGTTAAGTACGTTTTCTTCGTCGACCTCAAGCTTGATTGAGTTTTTGTATATCCCCTGTAGTTCTGCAATGAGCGTAATGGTTTGTCTGTACTGTTGGGATAATGCCGAAAATCCCCTTGCATCAAGGGGGGCTGGAGTATCGTCTTTTCTTCCAACTTGGCTCTTGTTGTACTTTTCCACATGTTTGATTTGGCGTTCAATTCTTTGGGCCATAGCTTCAAGGTCGGCGATGGTTTGGTTAAGTTTTTCGTCGACAGATATTTGAAATAGATGTCTCCACCTTGCGACTGCGCGTTTAATGGTCCGATCAGTACAATTAAAATGAATGGCAGCATTGACCTGAGTTTCCCCAGGGTTGGCAATAAGGTATGTAACAATCTCAATCTGCTTTCTTTTTGCGAGTGTGAGCACAAATCAATCTCCATTTTTAATGATATTCGGGACATTTAGGGACCTTTTATAAAAACCAGGGCCAACATCGGAGGTAATGGCCCAGGCATGTTGCTCCGCCCAGGAGCTATCTTTTAATAATAAGCGTTTTTTTGCAGAAAAGCAAGTTTTTTTTTAACTAAAAACGTGTTTTTTTGTTTTTTTCGCTTGACTATAGTGTAACATCTTGTTACACTATAGTCGGAGAATGGCGCTCTAGCTGGAAGATATCGACTCCATAAACGAAAATACGCCAGCGGAAGATGTTTTTGATGGTTTCTAACTTCCATAACAAACAGAAACTGGAAACGAAAGGTACCCTGGCAAGGTTGGCGGCCCGGACTACGGAAGTAGCATCCGCCCCTCCACCACGCGCTTAGGCTACTTAGTAGGTACACCGTTCTAGTCAGGACACTTCCGGGGTGCCGCGGGGCAGGACCGCGGGCGGTGTAAAATCCTGGATTGAGCATTAAGCAGGTTGGGTCTGATCCGTTGGGCTTCCCAAAGGTCCGCTTCAAGTTGCTTACGGGGATATCATGATTGATATTATCCGGTTGGCAATACTGGCCTGGCATAAAATCAAAAGAAACGGAGTACCCATGAATGAGATTCATTTATCCACTGATGAAAATATTATACTTTCTGGAATCGCCAAAAGGGATGCTTTGATCTCAAGAATAAAACGAGATTATTCTCCTCGTAAATTGGGTGATACATTGGGTTTTAGTGAACGCGCATTAGAAACACGTTTCAAGCCCGCTTTGGATAGTCTCATAAAACTTGGGATTATTGAATTGGATGGCGACGGTAGTCTGTTTTTCACAGACCTTGGCCTTGGATTAGTAAACTAAAAGGAGTTGTTATTATGAGCGAACAACCCGAATGGGAAGGAAGGGAAATAGCGGCCCTGACAGGACACACATATGAAAACGTCCGGGCCTTGACTGGGAGGTATAAGAAGGGCATATCATTATACAATGCCAGGCGTTATTATGAAGCCGACCTGGCTTGGTTCGTTCGGAGGAAACTTACGAGCGAAGAAATAAAGTTACTCACACAACTTTCAATCCGACGCCCTTTGATTTACAAGGAAATTGCCGATGGCCTTAAAATTGAGGATTTCAAGTTATTCACTTCCTGGGCCAACAAAAATATGATTAACCTTAAAAAGCACGGCTTAGTAAAACAGGAAGGTGGGCATTTTAGCCTTACAACGAAAGGGGCTCTAATTTCAAATGCTCTGTCAAACACCGTAGTCGATCCGGCTGACCCATCCAGTAGCGCTAAACCACAACTATAGTCAAGAAACCCCTGTAAGGCAGCCATACGTCAAGCCACAGGGGTTTTTTAAGGCACTCAGGCTACGAGACATCATTTCAAACTTGGGTCAAACTCCTTTTTCCCCCAATAATGTAATTTAATTTCCTCAGTACCAAGGCGGAAACCATTTTTCAAAACGTGTCTATATAACCCTTCCGGCGGATTCCACAACCCACGCTTTCCCTTAACCCGGTAAGGATGCCTTAATATCATTGGCTCTTTAATAATCCAGTGATATTTTGATTCTCGATGTGCCCATGGACTCTCCGCTCCCTCTACGCAATTATAAAGGGTTACTTTCCCTATTATCAATCCAGGTCCAGTATTTTCATTTTTATGCAATTTAGCAAAGGAGACACCAAAATCTTTATTGCATTTAGTGTCTAATTCTCCTATGGCTTTTAAAACCTTTTCGGAAACTTTTTTTCTAAAGACTCCGTAATCAATTTGTTCTTGGGCCACGTGTATCCATAGTGGACCCCGAAAACCCTTCCATGGCTTCCAGCTTCGATTCTCTACATCCTTCCCAAGCATGAGCAAAGTTGCCCAGGGATTCCATACGGTCAACACCTTGCCACTGTCAATTAAGTACCTGACACATTCAGGTTTCGTACATTCATTACGCACTTTTCAAACCTCCGCTTTTAAAAGTTTTTCTCTCAAATTACAAATACTCTGTCAAGACCCCGTAGTCGATCCGGCTGACCCATCCGGTGGCTAAGAGCCACACTTGTATGAAAGAAACCCCTGTAAGGCCGCCCTACGGTTCTCCACAACGTTCTCCAGTAGCATATACCGAGGTTTCAATACGCATCTCCCAGACCTCGGATTTACCATCTGGATCTGTGATTTTTATTGTAGCAAATTCCGTGTCTGTCCCGCTATCCCCATAGATATAATTCATCGCCCACTCTCCAGCCGTTTCGAAGTCAACCGCCCGAACTTGCAAAGTTTCGACTTCTTCTGACTCACACGTATACAGCTTTAGCTTTTCCATAGACCCTCCAGTGGACCCATCCCGTACCGTGAAACCACGTCTATTTCTCCAGTGACTTTATTACGCATTTTCAAACCTCCGCTTTTAAAAGTTTTTCTCTCAAAATAATTACTTCAGAAGCCAACCTTTTGATAATTAAGGTTATCATAGACTCTTCCCTCTGTCCCGTTATCTTAGCCCTTTTTTCTACAGTTATTTCCATGTTCTCATCACAGATCATCAATCCATAATCAGGGTAATTGGAAATTACGAATTTCTTTGCTTCCACTTCTATGCATTCTGGAACACAAAAATAATAGCCGTTTACAACAGGTACTTCGCGCGTTTTAATAAAATGATGGTGGTGCCTTTTAAGTATCTGTGTCAATTCCTGTTTCATGTCTGATATGCTACATTTTATCTCGACTTCAATAACTTTAGATTTATCGTATGCCATTATATCAGATATGCTTCTATGGGGCATTGATACCTCCGAAGCAACGGCAGTAAAACCACGCTTGTATCTAAGGTATTTCATTAGGGCCAACTTTATTTGAGCACTATTCCCTAACTTCTGCGCAGCATTCAGGACAATTGACATCCCCAATTTTCCACATATTTCACACTTTCCTTTATCGGGTTTTAATTCTATCCATCCTATCCCTGGATCATAGCCCCTCTTTTGTGAGCATTCAGGGCATTCAAGTTTAGTATAGTCGTGTGGTAGGTAAGAAGGCCAAGGGCTATCATCTTCTATTGGGGCTCCACATGTTTCGCATTCAACGTATGCCGTGAAAACACAATCATAGCATAAAACCCGGCCGTCTGTCTTTTTTTCTAGATGTACACCGTTAGCTTCCCAGTATACATCATATTTTCCACCATAATCATCATGATCCATTTGATCAACTACTACCTTGTTGCATTCATAGCACTTTAGAGGTTCCATCATATCCTCCGTTCATTCTGAATTTAATTCATACTCATCATCCAGGGCATCCCAGCATTCAGGACAAATCAAAGGCCCAGCGTACTCATCCGATAAATAGCCAGCACCGTAGTTATCTTTTTCAATAAGAACCAACTGGTCATCACTCCCCCCACACTCCTCACACTCATACCATCTTTCATCTTTGCAGACTTCACAAAGCCAAAGGCCAGCGTTGGTATGTTTTTCCCATTTCACTTTCACTTGATAGTTGTAAATCCAGACCATATCATACTTACTTAGACCGCCTGTTTTTCCGCACGTTGCACACTTTTGCTTACCCATGGTCACTCCTTTTGATCTTCATTTTCAAAAAGATTACTACAATCCCAAACCCCATTGACAAAGGTAAAAACTTTTTCACAATCCTTGCATATCACTGATGTCCACTCTACTTCTGCGTAGGGATCATTATTGATGGCCATTTCAAGGCGTTCAATTTTACCGCCACACTTGCACTTTTCCGGTGGAGGTTGCCTTGCCTTTTTTTTTAGTGCTCTCGGCGTGTATCTTGAGGATTGCTTGATAAGACCATTCTTACCGAGAATGTTATTACTAAGATCAGATATCGTTTTTACATTCTCTTTCCAAAAGTCCATATCCTCAATAGCCTGAAGGCATTGATCAAGTACTTTCCAACCCTTGGTCTCTATTATTCTCAAAACCCTCTTTTCACATGAATCATCCCAGTCTTGGGGAAAAAGATTTTTAACCCGATTTATCATCTCCAAATTATTAGAAAAAGAAGCGGGCGGCTTTCTCTTCTCTTTCATTGTATTTAATTCTCTTCTCTTCTCTTCTGCCGCCAGACTTCCGCATTGCTTGCGGACCTCATCCGGCGGACTGCCGGCGGACTGCCGGACCTCATCCGGCGGACTGCCGGCGGACTGCCGGACCTCATCCGGCAGACTGCCGGCGGACTGCCGGACCTCATCCGGCGGACTGCCGGCGGACTGCCGGACCTCATCCGGCGGACTGCCGGCGGACTGCCGGACCTCATCCGGCAGACTGCCGGCGGACTGCCGGACCTCATCCGGCGGACTGCCGGCGGACTGCCGGACCTCATCCGGCGGACTGCCGGCGGACTGCCGGACCTCATCCGGCAGACTGACGGGAATTGGTGGTATTTCAGAGGCAGGCTCTCGGTCGTATCGCATATTCTGTTGATTTTTACGAAACCCTGGGAATTCCAAGTATTTTTCACCATTCACCGTATACCATTCTACCAATCCATTTTCAGCCCAGTCCTTGATGATTTCTTCAAATTCATCAACAGTTGGTTCCAGCGTCCTTGGGAACAATATATTTCTCAAATAGGTTGGGTCCCCCTCAATCCTTCCATCTCTGTCAAGGTGTACTACGGCATATATGAAGGCCAAACGTCCTATATGCGTTTTAAGGTTTAATACTTTTTTGTCCTTAACTATTTTTCTCAATATCAACCTTCCGCTTGCCATGGTTCCTCCGAAAACCCAATTAAAAGGTTTTGTTTCTCATAATTCATCCAAAGGCACTCACTTGTCAATCTATGCCCTATATTCCTTTTCGTCTTTTTCATTACCTTATGCCAGCCGTGTAAGAGTTTATCATATAAATGGTTTTGTTCATTACGTCCGCACAGCATAACACTTCCCTTGAATTGAAGTAAAGTTTTTGCTATATCAACGTGTACTGTATGGTCAATCTCATTTAGACCATACAGCTTTTTACGATTACCCCAGTAGGGCGGATCCATAAATAAAAAAGTATCTTTTTTGTCATACTTTTTTACTACCGCCTTCCAGTCAAGACATTCAAGCGCCACGCCCTTTAACCTGTCAGATATTTGTGGAATCATTTCAATTTTATTGAGATATGTCTTTACGACGTTTGCGCTACTCGATTTTTCAAGGTCTGGATGTCCCCTCCACTGTCCAGGTGATTGATCAAGGCTATGCTGGAGGCCCTGCTGGAGAACTACAAGTAACCTCCTCGATTCTTGCAAAGGGGTTTCCCTGTCCTTCTTGCCTTTTAAAACTTTTTTAATATATGCCAAGCACCTGAGATATTCTTTCCGGCTGTAGGGCGTTAATTCCAATAACCTTTTCAATTTATCCGGCTTTTCCCTTACAACAAAAAGATAGTTGACCAATAAATCCGATTTGTCGTTATAGGTCTCGTATTTTTGTCGTTCCTTATTTAACAAAACGGCGCCGGATCCCCCGAACGGTTCCACGTAATGCATTGACTTCCAACTATTCGGAAAGTTTCGATATATCCAGTCAGTAAGGCAGCCCTTACCTCCCGCAAAGTTGAAAGGTTGTAGGATCATTTCTTGATTCCCATATCTGTTAAGTCACTTTCATGGTTTTTTATCTCGTTTAAAAACGCTTCTTTAACAAGAGCAGAAAGATAAGCCTTTCTTGTTAAGGCATTTTCAGCCACCCCTTTCTTCCCAGGATTACCATTCCATATTTTATTTAGGGTCTCTATCTGAGAAGGATTCAATCCTCCGTCCGTTTTACCTGGATTACCTACCTTCCCCTTCCTCGACTTGATGAAGGATAAATCCGCCCTTGTGTAGAGTTTGCGTTTATACTTGAATCCTTCGGTTGGAATCAAGGAACCACACCTATACTTTTTCGCAAGGTTCCTTATGGACTGTAGACTCATTCCTGTCCTCTTTGAGATATCGTGTTCAGAGTACATTTTCTTATTTTGATACCTATAAGTGCACTGCGCGTACACCGTTGTTTTACCCGTTGTTTTTTCCATCATTACCCCCACGCTATTTGTATCACACTTTAACATAATTGTCAACTATCGCAAATATCTTTCATAAACATCCAACCGCTGATAAGGACTTTCATCAAGATAGTGCTCATACAATCCATCCTCTTTCAGCCTGTCATTGTTAACCCTGTTTGCGATTATGGTTCTCAACGTAACGGCTGGCTTCCCTGCGATAGTCCCGGTTGCATGCCCGCCTAACTCCAAAATAATTTTGTTCTTCCATTCTGCCCGCTGATCTTCGGCGGCTTTAATCATTTTACCAGCCTGCTTGTAGCACTTGACTATCTCGACAATATCATCCAGGGCTATCGGGTCTTTTATGACGGTAACACCAAAGACTTGTTTTATGACCTCTAAATCAGCGTCGGAACCGGTCGGGTCTGGCATTTCTCCAGGGATTAAATATTTATCCCTGAATTCGGTTTCTGCTCTAATCAAATCACTGATTTCTTTGTCAGTTATCATCCTTTTTTCAGCCTGAATCTTTTCAGCCTTAACCTTGGCAGCCATGCTCTCCCTGTATACAAGCCGGAAATTCATTTCCCAACTGATGAAAAAGACGATTACAAAATATTCAAGGTCAAAGATTTCCATGTAATGGGCAACCTGTAGGAGTACGTCCTCCGGTGTGGCGCCGTTCTTCCAGCGTGGCGCATCGAACGTTCCTTTTAATTTCACCTCCACACCGCCCCGGCCCAATTCCTTCGTCGTAATCGTCCCGTCAACCTGGCCAATCATAAACTCTTGTTCTGGTTTATCCGATCTGTAAAATGACTGGTGGGCCCTTATCTTGACATCCTTAAAAAAGCCAAACTCAATAAGCTTCTCGGCCGCATGCTTTCTAACCCATGGTTCCATTTCCCTTCCCATCCAAATGCCATCCCCGGACGGGGGTTTTGTAAGTCCCTTCATGCTGCAATATGTCGAAAGTGGAGAGTTCCATCCGACACCCATTATTCCAGGGGCCCTTGATCCACCGATGGAATGAACTTCCCGTAAACCTTGGAAGGCAATTTTCCTCTCTTCATCATCAAGGTTGTTTGGATTAAATAATTTCACCTTACCCATTAAAAACTCCTTTCACATTTCCTGTGTACTATCGGTTGTTTTTCCCATTCGTCCTTTTTCTGCCACAACTCTATCTCGATTTCGTCTCTATTTTTCTCATTACCGTTTGGTTTAACATTCCATGGATTTAAAGTCTGGCTGAATGTTTCTTTTACAACGGCTCTTTTTCCACATACAGAACACTTACCAGCCTTGGTTCCGGTTAGCTTGATATTCGGATATTTGAACATCATCTTAAACACCTCATTCTAATCTCTTATTAAGATATTCAGTCTTACCAGAAGCATCTTTGATCTCAATGCTTTGTATATCGTAATTCACGGAAACATTAAAAACCCTTGAGTATCCTATACCAACGTTGGTTAGTGTAATTTTTTCAGAGCTTATCTTACCAACGTTTTCAATTATGCTATCCATTGCCATCTCGACGGCTGTTTTTTCCTCTTCAGTAAATACCCAACCTTCAACTTTTGTCATTTCACCGACATATTTCCACCGCTTCCTGCACTTAGCAGGCCACAACTCACAACCTAAATCATAGGATAAGCAAGGTTCGCAAACATAATGGCTCTTAATCCAATCAGGAATAACGCCCAAGTCTGGTTTCTCTTCCGATGGATTTACCCTGAATGCTATAACCATTTTTTTCGTTATAATGGTTATCCTTTCAGGAAGTGGCCAGTTTGCAGTCTGACAATTATCAAAATCATAGAACATCATGTATTTTCTATCACCGTTTGTCTTAAACGTATGATAATGCAAACCTGCCCGGCCTCCATACCCTAAAATTGTTTCAGCATCTTTTGGGTCAAGCGTAATGAGTATAGATTTGGAATCCTCCATTTCGCTTACCAGTATCCTTGACCCATTACCAATAGTTTTTAGACTCGTCATCGTAAACCCCCTTAAAAGATGTCCGGCTGTTGTCCAGGGACTTTTTTAGGAGTCTTACTTTTCCCTGAATCCATCTTTGGCTTTTTGCCAGAATTTAATTGATCATAATAATTATTAAGCCTTCTAAGTACCAATTCCCTATCATCGCCGAGCCCGATTTCGTCTATCGATTTAGTGACGGCAGGCATATCCCTGGTAATATTCATTATGGCATCCACGATTTTTAGTATCTCGCTTTCAACATCCATTTTGTCCACTTCTTTTTCAGGGATGCTTTTAACATCATCAGGGTCATCGCCTGGATCGTTATCTTCCCTTACGGCTTTAGCACCGTCAGTAACTCTCTTCTCATCCTCAATGGCGTAGACTTCCTCTACCGTTTTAGCCTTTCCAAGGGCCTGAATATATTCCGTGTCGGTATGATGACCAACCATGGCTGAGTACTGAGAAAAACGCAAATCGGCAAACTCCTCGTTACACCGTTCCAGCGATCCAATTAACTGTTCCAGCCCGTCCCTTTTATCGCCCAACTCCTCTTTAAGCAATTTTTCCAGTTTGCTTTTCATCCATGGTATCCAATTATCCGGTTGTACATCTGTTCCGCCGGATTCCTTTTTAGTTTTCCTACCCTTTGGCGGAGTCACATTTTTCTGGCCTTTTGTTTGGGTAACATCTTTAGGGCCTATTGCCGTAGCCTCTTCACCTTCCGGCATCTCTTCAGAACAATACGCATTACCAAGTTTATCTGCTAAGAGCTTACGTAAAAGGCCCATCCCTGCAACCTTTTGGATCATAGCTGCTGGCATGCTACTCCACATTCTCGTAATGGTGCCATCGCTCTTTTTTCCAATATAGTCGCTTAGATTTACTTCATGTTGGGTTGGCTTTGACCAATCTGTACGCTTACCATTGGCCCAGCCACCGATCAATGTATATCCTGGGATTATCAATCCGTTTGTATACTCTATCTTTCCAGTTTCTTTGTCATAGCAGATTATCCCGGAGTCCCAATATTCCAAAAGCTTACTCTCGGCCGCTATCCTTGTAAACATAGCTATTCCAGTTATGTTTTGAGCCGGTGAGTTACCATATTTCACCAGGTAGGCTTCTTTCAACCATGGGTCCATCCCTCTGTGTTCACAGAGCTTCATAAAAAACATGACCTCACCATCAGTCACGTTAGGATTGTCCGTAAAATACCTACGCACAATATCCGGCGTCAATGTAATCGATTTCGCATTCGCTTTGTATTCAACTATCTCGTTAGTATTCATCTGAAACCTCCTCTTCCATATTCATAACTTTCATCCTTACTGCCGACCGGCACACGGGACATAGTTCATATTTCCCAGGTTTTTCTCCATGACGTAACCAGGTATAACTATCCGAACCGTAATTTATAAGTGATTCGATTCTTTTATCGAGAGGTAAATAGGGACCGTCCTCATCGTCGAATGAAAGTAATTGATGAAAACACATTTCCATATCTTTACTCTCTGGCTTTGGTGGCCTATTAAAGGTCCTCTCAATTAATCGTAAGTTTCTCAACTTCAATTTTACAAGGGCCGTTTGTTGTTTCAAATTCTTTAAATCCCTTAAAAGATTATCTTTGATAGTCCCCAAAATGGAATACTTTGATCTTGGCACTCTTAAACCTCCTCTTCAACGTCATAATTGATTGTCTCCTCAGCTCTACACTTGAATATCTTTGTATTCCCGTTCTCATCGGTTATTTCAATACGCGCTTCCTTTATGTCACCGCCTTCCTGAAAATAAACCGTTTCCATCGCCTCTTCTGCGGCGTCTTCAAAATCGAAGGCATACAGTTGACCCGTATTGCCTCCGCCTAAATCTTCAAACGTCCACTTTGGTGAACACTTATGTTTGTCACCATCCCAGTGATATTTATTACAGATTCCACATTTGTTCATAGAATTACAGATTCCACATTTGTTCATAGAATTACCTCCCTACCTTCGGATTGGGTGGCCTTAGATTCTCCGGCGTTGGTGGATTTAAAGGCGGTGTTTCAGGCGCATTCATCCCGTATTTAACACAATTTATCATTAGTGGAATCAGCCTTTTTCTACGTGGTTCCATTGAATAGTCTCCGTTAACCATGTCTTTATTGTGAGCCTTGCACCTACGCATACTACTCATACATTCATCATGGGCAACGCATCCAATACACTCCACTCCTTGGCTTAAACTTTGTGTCAGTTTATTAATTGGAACCCCACCACTTATACCGATAACCAAAACAAACCACTCACCTTTATCGCCCTCCCATGGCTCTGATTCGATTTCGCAACCAGTTCTTGTTATAGGGCCATTGACCCTTGAATGGTAATCAACTCTACTTCCAACCTTGACCCACTCTTCCAATTCAATACCTCGTTCGCCCATCGCCTTTTTAAGATTCATTATCGCCCCCAATCGGTATAATGAAAAACTTGGAACGTGTGGCCCTACCAGACCCCCTACATTCGATAACCCGTTCTATTCGTTCGGCGGCCTTTTTTTCATTTTTGAAAAACTTAATATCGTGACCGCTTCTATTCTCAGGATTCCCGTGCTTGCCACCTTGCGAACTTAAGTAAAGGCCATCCCATTTAACGACACACTTACCCATCTTTTTTCTCCAAGCAGGGCGTTAGTGATTCTATCGCTACTCCGCCGCCCCCAACACCGGTAATTAAAACAACCCAGTCCCCTGATTCAAGTAGCCATGGTTCTGATTTAACCGTGCAACCTTCCTTTGTTACCGGTCCATCGATTATTGAATGATAATCGACCTTCTCACCTTTCTTAAATCTCTTAATGCCATTTTGACTCCCTTTCTCATGCCCTAACATGTATCCTCTTTCAAAACCAACGCCATGTCCAGCCGTATAACCCTCTTCAAATATGTATTTTGCCATGTCCTCAAAGCTTTTCTCATATTCACTTTTCCACCGAGATACAACATTTTTAACTGTATCCGTCATATTCATAACAGCTTCAGGAATCATCACATCACCTCCAAAGGGGTTTTTTCTTCATTTTCCATCCCTTTATCGCGCGCGTCCCGTTCTTTCATATTGCCGCTTGCCAGAAAACAAAGTGTGAACTCATGGCATGTTTCAGCTTCCCCTGACTTTATACACTTTTCACCATAAGTTCCGAAACATTCCTTTTTGCCATCATACGCTAAACCATAGCCTCTCAATCTATCCAACCCTTTTTTATTCATCCCGTCACCTCCGACTTAAAATATCTCACAACCAAAATACCGCTTTGCCTGCCGTCGCTTATAAGTTAATTTATCGCAAGGGCTGGACTTATTCCCGTATATTCCAGTCTTAATTTGAAATATATCATACTTGGACACAATAGTCAAGTCTTTTTCCCTGTTTTATTATTTTTTTACTTGACTTTTGTGTTAAACCGCGGTATAATACATTTAGAATGATTTAAGGAGGTTATATATGAATGAAATAATCCTTGATATGCTTAATATTCCTTTTATATTCCAGAACTTTTGCTTCACGGCTGCGTCAATTGTTTTTTCATTATGTTTTTTTGGATGGCTACGATACAGGGAAGCCCGTAGGGGTCCGGCCCTCCACTTGGTGACGATGCTTAATCTGCTGGATGCCATTGAAAGTAACGATCTTCCAGCAGCCAAAAAGCATCTTGATACTATGGCCCGGACTATGGGTCATAATTCGTTGAAGGATTTGTGCAAGGAGGCCACAAAGTGAGAATACGCTTTGGCGTTGACTATTGTGGTAAATTCTTCCTACTGAAAGTCCTCGACGATAGTCAGGATGAAATGTACGAGCTTGATGAAATGTACGAATTTATGGAGTTTGGTGACAAGGCTTTGTACGGCCTTGTTTATGAAGGAGATTTTTATACGTTTTCAAAAGGTGATTCGGACCCTGAATTGGAGTGGGGTATTTCGAACATGAAAACATTGTCCTTATGCAAGGAGGCTAAAGGATGAGTAAAAAAAAGATTAACGTCGATCTCGACGGAACAGTTGTCAATTTTTTAGATGGGCTTACTTCCCGATTACATGATTTTGGATACCGCGCCCATGATTTAACATCATACCACCTTCTGGATATATTTAAGCCACAAACCCTTACACGGTTTAATTTTGGATTGTGGTGTAATAGATTTGATGATTGCATACTGGACCTGGTTGTGAGCCCTTCCTTTTGGGAATTCCTGGAAGCTTACCCGTTCGCGGTAAATGCGGTTAAAGCTTTATCAATAAAATATGATGTATCCATTGTCTCATGCCCTTGGCATTCCGCTGTTGAAATGTCAACACGTGGAAAGAAGCGATGGTGTGAAAATCATTTTCCAGGAATCGAAACGCATTTTGATTGTGAAAAAAAGTACTACCCTGCCGATTATTTTATCGACGATTACCCTGCATCCCTCGAAGGATGGGAGGGGCTCTGTGATGGTAAAGCGCTGATTGTCAATCGGCCTTATAATGACTCGTCAACTGGATGGATTGAGATTATGAAAGAACTGGGGTTTGAATTAACCAACGATATTTTTATCGAAAGGACTGAAAAATGAATTTCAAATACCCAAAAGGACATAAGTGTTTTTGCGGCGCCGATCTTGCCCCGCTTTTTGACTCGGCTTATGATTCCATTTTTCAAGACGGCCTGATTTTCAACGAGCATCATTATAACGATGATGATGAACTCATAACCTGCAAAGGGTGTAACAGGAAATACAGCGTTGAAACATCCGGCCTGGTTATTTCTGTTTTTTCTGATTGTCTTACAGGAAGAGAAAAGAGGATACTTGGTGATGATGCGGAATATTCTTTCTATGATGGCTCATATTGTGAATGTGGAATGCTTTGTGTTCTACGGATTATATCTTCCATTCATAATGAGAATGAATATTCTGTAAGTTGCGATTGTGGAAGGGATATAGACTTCTTCTACCACGCTACAGAAGTGTCAATCTTTTTCAACAAAGAAGATTTAACTTTCTTGTACCCGTTAGGGTCTGAATGTAAATGTGGCGGCGATCTTAAGCTTAGCCTTGAAGAGGCTTTTGATGGCTGTGTCGTTTATAACGACTGGCATTATGATGAATATGACGATCTTGTTGAATGCCCTAAATGCGGAACTTCCCACGCCTTTCAAACATCAAACATGGAATACACCTTTAACTCTAAAAGTATGGTTGGGGTTTCCATACCATGGGAACATTTTTACGAAACTAATACTTATTTATTCCCTGGTGGATCATCCTGTAATTGTGGGAAGGAATTATTTCCTGAGTCAATATTTCCTGTCTTAGATTCACAAATGAAAGAAACCGGCCACATGGATGTTGGCAATTCTTTCACTGTCCAATGTAAATCTTGTCAATCGAAACATGACTTTTTTGTTTCTGACAATACGGTCGAGGTTGTTTTTGAGGAAAGTACAGATGAATAATTTAAGCGTTGCCGTATATTCCGGCAGTAAGGTCCGTAACCTTCCATGGCTATACGAACACTTCCCAGACATAAACAGAGCACCGCACCTTGTAGAGCATCGCGACCTTGCAGAATGTCTAAACAACCACAATGGGCCTGCCATGGTTTGCGGTTATGAATCTGATTTGTACGCTGAATTATATCAGGCCCCCCGGTGGAGGCTGTATAAGCAAAAGCCAAATTTTAGGAATCAAAACATGGTGCCAAGGGTTGAGTGTCTTTGGACTAATTACGAACCGCACGGACAAAAGTTTTTGTTTTTCTCTTGACAATATGATCACAAAGTGTAATAGTACACTTACCGGAGGTGAAGGGCCGGATTGGTTTTTCTATTTACCTGAAATGCAAAAGGAGTAAAAGCATGATAGGAGGATTTAAGGACATGGAAATCTATAGGGTTAAGGGTTCATTCAAAGCAATTTTTTATTGGAACCTTGAAAACGCAAAATTACCGGACGTCTGCTTAATGAATAGAAACGGGAAATGTGATGGATTAGGCTTTGGCGATGCGATATGGCCTACTTCCATATTTTACTCATTCGTTGACGAAAGTTTTCTTTCATTTGAACTTCGGATTACCTATCTTCTTGTGTCCATGAGAAAACATCTCAATTCGCAAAAAGAACGTTCACTTAGTGACTTTATGATTCCGGCTGAGTTCAGTGATATTAACAAGTGTCGACCACTCGACTTGATGAACTTGATCGAGGATGATGATGTGGAATATAATAGAGGGTATTCAGAGGGTTACGAGGCCAGAAAGGGGGCTAAAGCATGACAGGAGAATTTAAGGCTGTGTGGACCTGGAGTAAATCTGACAAAGGGTTTACGCCAAACATTATCATATCCGGAATAGATGACAAGGTGGAATCTATCTTCAAGGGTATACCCCCTAAAATGATTTCTTTCCACGGAGAAGAATACAATGAATTCACAAAAAGGGTAAATCAAAGGATTGAACGAGAAAAAGAGTTTCTTACCTTTTACGGGGATTGCGGGTATGATTCCCTAACAAGCGATATAATGGATATGGTCGATAGAGCCTATGAAAAAGGCTTTGCCGATGCCGCTCCACAAAAGCTATTTAATTCCGGTGAGGCTGCTAAAATAATTGGGATTTCAAATAATGCGTTCAGGCAAAGAGTTTGTACCTTGAGAAGTACCGGCGTAGAAATAGGCTATACCCCACCGGGTAGGGTCCTGTTTACTGTGGACGAAATAAAAATTATTCGTGCTCTATCGGTGTCTGGGTGGCCGAAAGGAAAATCTCGAAAGGAAAGGGACCCGCTGGAGGGCCGGGCTGGGGGGATTCCCCCGGATGCCGGAGGTACTGCCCCTGGGGACCCGCTGAGGGTCGGGCTGGGGGAGATTCCCCCGGACGCCGGAGGTACTGCCCCTGGGGACCCGCTGAGGGTCGGGCTGGGGGATTCCCCAGGACGCCGGAGGTACTGCCCCTGGGGACCCGCTGAGGGTCGGGCTGGGGGAGATTCCCCAGGACGCCGGAGGTACTGCCCCTGGGGACCCGCTGGAGGGCCGGGCTGGGGGGATTCCCCCGGATGCCGGGCAAGCCCCCCCCCTGGGGACCCGCTGAGTAATTAAAGGAGTATCCATGATACGATTGATACACGGGGATTGTCTGGAAGTTATGGCACAGCTTGCCGAGGAAGGAGTCAAGGTGGATGCTGTTATAACGGACCCGCCCTATGGGATTACGGCGTGTCAGTGGGATTTGATTATTCCATTTGATTTTATGTGGAAATATCTTGAAGCTATTCGGAATAATTCTGCATGTATTGTTCTATTTGGGTCAGAACCTTTTTCAAGTAAATTACGAATAAGTAATTTGAAGAATTTCAAATATGACTGGATATGGCATAAAAACAAACCAACTGGACTCTGGCATGCAGAAAAAAGGCCAATGAAGCAACATGAAATAATAAGCGTATTTTATAATGGTTCTTATTTTCCACAAAAAGAAAATTATAGAGGAAAGTTCAAGCAGAAACAATTCATAAAAATATATAATAGCGATATATATGGGGGATCACAATCGCCTTTCAAATACAAAAACGAAACCTTAAATGCAACGAAAAGATATCCTGGTAGCATCCAATATTTTGATGTTGTTGCAAGGCCAGTGCATCCGACACAAAAACCAGTAGCCCTAATTAAATACCTTATCAAAACCTACACCATGCCAAGGCAAACAGTGCTTGACTTTGCCATGGGGTCCGGGACTACTGGAGTAGCCTGCAAGGAACTTAACCGGGATTTCATCGGCATAGAAAAAGACCCAAAGTACTTTGGTCTCGCAAAGGACCGGATTTATGCCACGAACTACCAACCGGACCTTTTTGAGGACACCACGGATACTGAACCCGCGATAAACCAGGGGGAACTATGGGATTGAGCGCGTAAACCACTTAAATCCAGGTAATATGCAATTTTTTTCTCTTTTTTTTATTTTTTTCACAGAAAACACTTGACTATTTGATAACGCTGTGTTATACTATGGGTATATTATGATTGAGAAGGAGTAAGAACATGAAAAGAAAATTGATGAGACTAAGAATTGAAGATACAAACAGAGGCCAACGTCCGGCCACAAGACGAGAGGCCCTCGAGGTCTCAGGGCTGACTTATCGGGAAATCCGAAAAGTACTGTATCCGTACGGAACGGATGAATCTGTTTTTGATATTTTCCACACAGGAGACGCCGAAGTTGCTTTCTCAATTTCCCAAGGCGGATACAACTTCCGCCTTGTCGCGGAAAAGGTTTTTCCTGAAAAACCTGAATCAAAAATAAGGCTCAAAGAAACCAAATTCTCTGAGGAGGCATTGATGTCCCCTATCGAACGAGAGACCCGGTTGAAAATCAACTCCAAATTTGGGCTTGATCTTCAACAAAATTATATCACTTCGTGTGGTATGGCAAAAATACTGCATATTGTAGTTGGCTACGAACGGTCTTTTTCCTCGAAAGAGGAGATAATTGAAACGGTCATGGAATGGCTGGGACAGAACGCTTTTTTAGATCACGACGATTACTACATATTTGTAGTAGACGGCGTGGCGCATACGATAGGAGGCAGTGGGCTAAGGCGCCTCCAGGAAGGTAAATTCAAGACTGAATAGACCAGCCCCCGGTCCAGGTAGGTTAAGCCGGTTCAATTCCGGCACCGGGGTATACCCGCTTTCGCGGGAAATTTATTACAGCCCAAAAAGGGCTAAAGGAGTTTGCAAAATGGAAGCTTATAGACGACTCAGATTCGCAAAGTGTTCTCTCGATCATAAGGAACGGGTAACAGATTTTTCCAAATGGAATGGTCTGGGTGCAGCCATCATTGGTGATATGAACGGGAAAGGGTGGCACGAGGGATTGATTAGCGATAACAAACTGATCCCCGGAGATTATTTTCATTATGATGGGGGTGAGGGAAAACATTGTTATAACCCGCAGACAGAAAAATGTGGGTTTGATTCCGTAAGACTTCTTACGGATGTTAAATATTTTGGTGATAATCCAGATATAACAATGGATGCTTGGGTCAATTTAACCCCTCATCCGATTATGTTACATCGTGATAAGAAAGTGACTCGGTGGGATGGCGCTGCATATGATGCGGCTGCCAGACTGAAAGAATCATATGGGGAACCGGACAAAAACGGAGTACGGAATATCCAATATACCGAAGTACTCAATTTGCCGAATCCAGCATCAAGAATTATGTTTATCGTAAGCCTTCCCCTATTGCTTGGGATGAAAGCTGCGGGGATAAATCGGCCAGATTGCATTGCCCCAGATACCGGAGATGGAGCTGTAAGAGAAAAAGAAGGAAAGTTTTGCGGGAGAATCATAGGAACCCGTGGTTTCATTCGGTTGAAAAATGATCAGTTGCAGTCAAGGACAGAGGAGCTGGAAAAAGAAATTGAACATGCTTATTTTGTTCATCCAGACCTTCGATCTATGTAATTCGTATTGGTACTCCACCGCGGAAAAAGTGTAATCGAGTATCCCCGGCCCAGGTAGGTTACCCCGGTATCATTCCGGCACCGGGGTATACCAACCACGGTTGGAAAATTAAACATTAGAGGAGAATTAAGGAGTTAAGATGAAAAGAACAAACCAGTCTTTTGTGACACAAGATTACCATGGAAATTATATTACATGTACTGATCCAACACATACCGGTTCTCGTAAAGCGCACGAAAAAATGCTCCTTGCATGGGCAAGGGAATATTTTAAGATTCCGATTACACGCATAGATATCCTATATGGGAAACTATGCGATGATATCTCCAAATTATGGCTACAGAGGCCGGGAGATGGGTGGTTTACGGATAAAATTGGGGAGTGGAGAACTCCCTTTTGTGATATTCGTATCGAAATATCACATGACGATACGAGAATTATCTTTCTTTTACCGAAACGGTCCAGGTAGGTTACGCCGGTATACCCGCTTTCGCGGGAAAATTAACGCAGCCCAAAAAGGGCTAAAGGAGAATAATATGAAGGTATTGCCGTCAGAAAAAGAGAAAGCCATCAAAGAGGCTATCAATGAATTTGATACTAATTGTTCCTTCACGATATGCGAACCATGTGACTGTGGTTCGCATATTCAACATAACAATGGTGGAAACTACCATTGTTATATTTCCCTTGCAAGGGAAAAAGATAGATTTTTTGTGAAATATGAAACAACGTCGGAGTTAGAGCCGGAGGCAGAATGGGAAGAAATATTCAACCGAGAACAAGCCATTAAGATAATTGAAGAAAACGCGGATTGGCTTCCACAGCCGCATGAAGTGGGTACTAGAAAAATACTCATTAATGCGCAGTATGGGGGCTTTTCATTGCCCCGAAATATTTTAAGAAAATTCGGTTACACCGACTCTCATCTCGTACAACGGGATGATGAGAATTTAATCAAATATATTGAAGAGAATGAAATTAAAACCAATGTGACATGTAGTCTAAAAATAGTTCAAATCCCATCAAACATCGATTGGAAAATAGAACAAAATGATGGGCTGGAATGGGTTGCTGAAAAACATAGAATATGGGAATGATTCCAGCCCCAGGTCTAAGGAGAATGGAGGAAATATGACTAAGAAAATAGAAGATTTCTATAGAACTTACACCGTTACTGACGCTAACGGCAATCAGATACCATTAGAGAAAGTGAATATGTGGAGTGAAGCGTATCATTTGTGGGGGGACGGGCCAAGAACAATTACAGCCCATGATTATATCATGGGTGAAAAAACAAGGAGTACCGATGAGATGGCCTATGCCATCGAAAATCGGTCAAATGACTATTTCACCGTTTTGAAAAACGATGAAATAGTCATATGTAAATTGAGCGATAAAGACAAGCGGTTCCATTATTGCTACGAAATCAAATTAGGGGGAAAGAGCGTTCATTCCAGCCTAATCCCAGGTCTGAGAGAGCGAATTGAAGGGCGTGAAACCTTTGAATTGATTGCCTGGCATTTTGATCAAACCTGGGTAGGGGATCAACCGGTCCATATCCAGAAGAGAACCCAGGTACCCCAGGGTGTACCTGGGTATGGTCCTTTGCTCGATTATGAGAAAAAGACGGGGTTGCAGGCAAGTTAATAGACCAGCCAGCCCCCGGTCCAGGTAGGTTACACCGGTTCAATTCTGGCACATCCGTACAGGTACTCCCCGGTTCGACTCCGGGGACGGGTTGGCGATTAAACCAACTGGCCGTTCAAGTGAAGCAAGGCTATCACAACAAAAACAAGGGCTATGCAAACAACAGCCCTAACCATCCGAAAGTTTGTATTTATGGGTTTCTTTTTCTTTTCATTATCCAACGTTTAATCATCCTTTTTTTTGTCAAACGCTGCTCTTTTTTGATTTTCAGAGCCTGCATTTGGGCCGTTTTCATTTCGAGTATAGCCCACTCGAAGATTATCTTCATGCATTCCAGCGTTTCCGGTGGAATCCCTGACATGGTTTTTGCAAACTCCTTGTAAGCATCCCACGCCTGTGATTTTTTCCACCTTGGGCGCGGCTGAATAGACCGAGCGATGGACGCCCAAACCCCGCCCCCTTCCTCTATTTCGGCCAGGATTGCTTCCTTGTCGACGGTAGGCAATGGGGCTGTAATTTCCCGGAGTAAAAAGACGTTAAGGGCAATGGATAGGACCAATAATACGGCGCCGATTGCCAGTATTCTTTTTACCCATCTTGAAAGTTTAGAGCCATCCATTCCTTTACTCCATTTTCCAAATTGCTTTTTTGGGGCTGAGTCCCGGTACCGCCTCCGGGACACCCACTATTTCCCTTGGCCACCATGTAATGGTAGCTTACTTCTTATCGAACCGTCCGGATCAACAACAGGCTCTCCTTCTATCGGAGTATCAAAAAACGCCTTAGCTACCCTCTCGACTTCCCTTTGTGGCCATGGTGGCTTACCTTCAAACGGCTTTTGCGCTGCTTTTGCCCCAAGGCTGCCACCCATAATCCCAATGGAAGCCCATAAGAAATACTCCCATCCATCCACCTGAAAGAAAAAGCCTACCACCGAAACCACTACCAGTGTCCCGGAATAAATTGTACCCATAAAGGAAATAAACCTCATTAAGGAGTATTTTCCACTATTGCCTTTCAGCATTTGTTTAATCATATTCAAATAATACGGCATTCCCCCCCTAAAAACAAGCTTATTTATAAAAAAATCACGTTTTTTTATTTTTACCCCTTGACAATTGTGTAACAGCGTGTTACAGTATAGGTACGCTTAAAAATTACATCGGAGGTAACCAGGTGACAATGGTAACGCTAAAAGAAAAAAATATGGCGATGGCTAAACTGTACATGGCCCAGGCAAGAGCGCTTAGGATACAAGAGGTTATGAGAAAAACCTCCAGTACTTTTGAAGATGCTTCGATCTTTGTAGACACAACTCCAGTGGATTTGAAATTTGCTTCACTGGGGGTATTTATGAAGATTAACATGGCTCAAATTCATCGAGATATGGCCATGGCTAATCTAACCAGTGTGGAGACTGAAGAGCTTCCAATAAAACCTAAAAGGACCCAAAAGATTTACATCGATAAAACTGGGGCAACCTGGGAAATGCGATTTGAAGGCCCAATAAATACTACATTCAGGATGCTTTCAGGTATGGTCTACCATGGGGTTAATGTAGAAAGAAAAACCTCACCGGTCGACCGTTCCGATAAATACTTTGAATTGACATCACAGTATCCGGAGGAATGTTTCCATATTCCAACCAGGTTAAAGCGGTCCGTGTTGATTACTTGCCAACAATAATAGTATCCGGGTCTCCCTTTGAGGAGACCCGGACAGGAGGTAAAATATGATGATAAAAACAACACAAGTTGTAATCTGTAATAGTTTTGGAGGCTTCGGCCTTAGTGAAAAAGCATATGAAGAACTTGGGTTAATCTGGGATGGATACGGGAGTTAAATTAGGGCTGGAGGTAAGATGATGACGAAAAAACATGAAGGCTATTATTCCAGAGGAGGTCCTTGCGGAGAGTTTTTCGCGGCCAACTGTTATTCAGATGACATAATGGATGCCATTGATCCCTTGTCTGGCTTAATTCAATTACCACTTAGGAACATAAAAAATATGTTATGGTGGTTTGACAAAGGGTCTATCTTTTTTAGGATATGTTTCTACAATGGGTTTATAGTCGAAAAGGCTATCCTGGAAATCGATCTTGTCGATTTTATTTTTCCAACACTGATAAAATATGGTGAAAGCGATAAAGAGATCGCTTTTGAGTCAAACGATTATAGATATGTGATTGACAAGGGCGATTTTACAAAAATCACTCCTGGCAATGTTTTTCCTATTTAAGCTTAAAGGAGTTATTATGAAACTTATTGTTAAGGAGTCAAGATGGAACCGAAAAATCAAAACCTAACGAATGATGAAATGGCTGTAGTGCGATGGACTCCCCCGGACGACCCCGGGGCTCCCTCCGGGGGACCGCGGGGGGAAATAGCCGAATTAGTCGATCAATTAAAAAAACATGCCGCCGAAGAGCTTGCTTCAGGTCTTAAAAAAGCTATATCGGTAATGGATTCCATTAAAAGGAAACCACCCCACAACGCTGAAGCAGAGGCCGCCTTGACTCCAGACTGGCTTAGACGCTGGGATCCCCCGGAAGGCCATGGGAAGGGGCTTTTCAACTATGCTGCTCTTCATGATCCGCCAGGAGATGGGAAAATTACTGTAAGTTGGAAGGTATGTTTCCATAATGGTCTTATTGGCGAAAGAATGGTAATGCACTTTACTCCAGGTAACGGGGGAAAAGTATGAGTATTAACAGCACACCACCGACAGACTCTTTATTCATTTCACAGGTGTTAAGGGATAGGATATTTCAGAGTAGAGTAATGGATTTAGTTACTATCGAGACTCCAGACTTTACATATCCAGAACCGCCCTTTTGTGACTGGCTTTCCCCTAAAAGGAAACCAGAATGACCATTGACCGTACACCACCACACAACGCTGAAGCAGAGGCCGCCTGTCTTGGGGCTGTTATGATTGATCCAGCGGTAATTGCTGAATTGATCGACGTTTTAAGGCCCGATTCCTTCTATCGTCCGGCAAACAAGAAGATTTTTTCTGCCATGATAAGCCTTTTTGATGGAAAACAGCCCATTGAGTCAATATCTATATCTAAGTTTCTCAAAGATTCAGGTGATTTAAATACTTGCGGTGGGGCAGCGTACCTTTCAGAATTGACTTCAGGGTCATTTAACAGCGTAAATGTTGGGTTTTACGCTGACATTATAAATGATTTAAGCAAAAAACGCGATTTATTAAGGCTATCTTCCTTAATCAATGCGGCTGCGTACGATGTCAGTAATACAGCCATTGAGGTTATTGAATCGGCCGGAAAGAAACTCTTTGAGCTTGCAGATCAACAGGGTGGAGGCTATGAGAAAATAGGCGACCTACTGTATAGTGGCGTTGAAAGTATTGAGAGGACTTTCAAGCTAAAAGGGGAACCTTCCGGGGTTCCCACTGGATTCTCAGAGCTTGACAGGATGACAAGCGGCCTTCAAAGGAGTGAATTGATCATAATAGGGGCCCGCCCATCTGTTGGGAAAACTGCCTTAGCACTAAACATGGCCGCAAACATCAGTATTGAAAATAAAATACCTGTTGGCTTCTTTTCCATGGAAATGAGTAAAGCGGCTTTGGTTAAAAGGATAATTTGTAGCGAAGCCCGCGTTTCAACTTCAGGAATTAGATATGGCCTTCTTAGGCCAAACGATTTTAAATCCATTACGGACGCCGCAAGCAGGATTCAGAGGGCCCCTCTTTTTATTGATGATAGCCCTAACCTTCCGCTTTTGAACCTTCGGTCAACAGCCCGACGGATGGTCTCGCAAGAAGGTGTTAAAATAATTTTCATCGATTACATAACCCTTATTAAGCCCGAAACTAAGGAAGCCCCTCGACATGAGCAGATCGCAGAGATAAGCCGGTCCCTAAAAGCGCTTGCGCGTGAGCTAAATATTCCGGTCGTTGTCTTGACGCAGGTCCGGAGGGAGACCGAAGGGAAGAGGCCAAGCCTTGCAGACATCCGGGAGTCTGGATCGATAGAACAGGACGCCGACGTTGTGCTTTTTCTACACCGCGTTAAGCCAGGAGATAAGGATTCTGATGATTCCGCTACAGGGGTTGAGACGGAGTTAGTCGTTGCGAAACATCGCAATGGTCCGGTTGGAATCCTTAAGCTGGCGTTTTTGACCCAGTATACAAAGTTTGAGCCGTTATCAAGGGCTTAAACTTAACTATGATTTAGACGGAGGATATTATGGAATTGGTTAAACACAAAACGTGTAAAGGGTGCGTTTTCCACTATAAAATACTTAATGGATGCCCGGAAGAACCATGCCCAAGGCCGGCAAATTTTCCATTTGATAGGATGCCGAAAGACGATCTTCTTCCTATGAAATCAACTAAACCAACATTTAAACGATTCAGGGCAAGGGAGGTATACCAGACATGAAATTAACAAAAAGAGAGAAGGCACTAATTGACCATGCCTGAGATAAGCCCCCAGTTAAGGGGGCAATTTTAATAATAGGATCGGAGGACTTTATGGAGACTAAAACCAAAGATATGGAATTGAACCGGACCCTTGATATTGTATTGAACCGAATCAATACAACCCTGGATACGGAATTGACTCGAATCAACACAACCCTGGAAGAAATCAATCGCAGTTTGCTATTGAGCAAAAAAACCAAAAAGCGCCTAAAGAGGTATACAAAGATGATTAAAAAAATGCGGTTTGTACGAAAATACGCATTGACCGATCTTGCATTCCATGGCCGTAATCTGCTTACTATCAGTCATTACAACGGTGTTGATTCTGCCCTGGCCATGATTGAAGGAAGGGACGGAAACCCTATAGACGTAAATCAAGCTATAGAGACAAATACAGGCCAGGATCATTAGATAAGGTCCCGATGGGAGACCTTATGTTTGTCGATACTGAAAAGTGGTGGGCTGATTCCATTCCAAAGTAGGGTTACTCGGAGGCGGCCCCCTGCAAGCCCTCCAGCGGGACTCCGTGTGGCGCCTCCTCCGTCGTCCTGTGGAATCCCCTGGGGCTGTCTGTGGGATCGAAAATTAAAGTATTTGAAGGAGTTTTATAATGAAAGAGTCAACCAGGAAAGCTTTATGCGTATTCTCATTGGTTATAGGTCTATGTGGTGTTTCAATCATGATTATAGGTTTTACAAAAGACCGTATTCCTGTGTCAGAAAAAGACTACCAAGAAATCGCGGTGGATTACTTTGACGGCCAACCGGAGTGTGGACGATTGATCCAAATGGAAATATGGAAAAAATAAGGAGTGTACAGCATGAAAAGCCAAAGTGAATATGCTTGTAGTCTTGTAGGCAAAGACGGAAAAGAGCATTGGGTATATGGGATAATTGCAAAAAGTCCAAGTGCGGCAAAATACAAATATTTTATGGACTGTGATTGTTATGACGATTACTACCCTGATTTTGCAAATTGGTGCATTGTCAAAAAAGTAGGTGAAGTTTCAATTAGATCCTATTTGGGGGATGCAAAAACTTTTGATAGGGTAGCCACCGCTCGTGGGATTGATGCTTTTGTTTATCAAGGGATGGCTATTTCAGTTAATGGTAAATCTGGGATAGTAGTGGGCGGTAATAGCAGTCAAAATTTAGATATCTTGATTGGTAAAGAAATTTGTAATTGCCACCCACTTTGGGAAACAATCTATTATAATTCAGACGGGTCAATAGCCGCTGATTATAGTAAAGGTGATGAAAGGAATGACCCAAGGGCTACAAGAAAGGCATGTTATGGCAATTACCTTGTTAGTACCTTAACAGGCTGTGGTGATTGCCAACAGCGCGATGATTGCCTACTGGATAGCAAAATAAGGAGTGTACAGCATGAAAAGATGGGATAGCGTTATCGATACCTTAGATTTTATTGAAAAACAAAAGCATCTACTGGATAAAAAAACATGTTTTGGCAATTATCTTGTTAGCAACTTAACGGGCTGTGGTGATTGTCAACAGAGGGATGCTTGCCTACTTGATAGCAAAGATAAGCCTAAATTCCATATGTAGAAAGGAGTGGTTCCAGAATGCCTAAAAAGATACCTGAGAAATATTTTGACTGGATTGACAAGAACGTCCCGGATAAGCCCACTTGCCTTTGCAAGGTTATGTCATTCAAAATGAAAGAGGCTTTCCCTGAGTTGGAAGTAAAAGAGGGTGTCTATTCCGATCCTGATTTTCACATTCACGTCCGGCATTGGTGGGTCTGTTGGGAGGGTATCATAATCGACCCTACGCAAGATCAATTCCCTTCCGGTGGGCACTGCTCTTACAAAGAGCCCCTTGATGATGTAATGCCAAACTACTATTGCCATAACTGCGCAAGCATGGTCTACAACGGGGAGTACCTTTGCGATACTTGCCGGGACTCAGGGGAAAAGCTTTTGTCTACGTCAAGGAAGGTTAAATGGTTACTCAATCCAGTTCCGGGACAATAATTATAAAATGGTTTATGGAGACTAACATGGATTCAACTGAAAAAATAACGACAGAAATGAAAGAACGCTGGAACGCTCATTTATCATTCCTGACAGGGGTTCCCGAACTGAAGCACTGGGAACGCAGCCTCATAGATGGTATCAGGATATATTTTGATAAACATGGTTCATTGACTTTCCGTCAATCTAAGTCTTTGCGCCAAATCTATAACTTTCATTCAGGGTGATTACATACCAAAAAGGGCACGGCTGGAATACTTTGTTGACTTCCGGCCCTTCCCGTCCGTGTAAATCATTTTGTATGGGTTAAGAAAAATAATCCTCTTTTCTTGACACATCCGCTGGTATTCTTTCAGTTTCTGATCACCGTCAAGCCAGTATTCCATGCCATCATTGCTCGAAAGCTCTATTATTTCACCTTGATCAAGTGGACTCAGTGCCTTTTCTTCATATTTCGCGTAAAGAATCCAGTCTAAAACCTCGTTTGTTTCAAGCCATTCCCCATCATAACCCCATGCCTCGACCTCGACATGGGTATGGGTTCCAGTGCTAAACCCATAATCCCCCGGGTTGGCTATTTTTGTTTCTCTTTCTATTGCATAGCTCATTTGTAATTCTCTGAGAATATCAATATCCTCCGGGAAACAATGGGCTATTAGTACCCGGAATCCCAGGCGGTGGTAAAGGAGAATAACAGACCCATAGCCCCGGCCCTTGTAATCATAAAAGCCTGTTTTCCCGAAGTCGAACGGGGAATAAATTGACTGATTCCCTCCGCGATCTTCGGCGCCATGTATCCCAGGGAACCCCCAGATAATCCTACCTTCGATTTCCCTGTACCGTTCCACCAACCCAAACCCACAGGTAAAGGGGGCATTCGGCCTAAAGGATATTTCTGAGAAATCAAGACCGCCGTGGTCCTTTATGAAAAACTCAAAGGTTTGTTTATAGTCATTGTCTGGTTTGTCGATCATGCATCTGCCTCCTTACGGAATTATTTTTAAAATGCTCAATATAAAGCCTATCAAGAGTCCTACAACTCCAACTAACCCCCACGTTATTTTAAGATGTAAAGCCTTATGCGCCTTTTGATCCTCGTCAAGCTTTTTTTCAAAAGATTCAAGCTTTTTTTCATGATTTTTATTTTCAAGCTTAAATGTCTGGAATTTCAATTCTATGGAATGTTTTACTTCCACTATGCTTGAACTCAATTTTATAATATCTTCTTTTTTTTGGGAAAACAGGGCACTCATTTCATCAATTTCTCGTTGCATATCCTGAGTTGATTTTTCAAGCCTGGATATGCCTTCTTCAAAATTCTGATAACTTATTGAGTTACACTGTACGGTAGCCTGGAATTGCTCTATCTGAGTCGCCTTAGATTGATCTATTGTAAGCCTTACATCATTTTCCCGTTTTTGTATATCGGTTTTCATTTCAAGCCTTAAGGCTTCGAGCTTTTCATTATAAGCTTTTCTGTTTTCGGCAAACATAACTTCTAATATTTCTTTCATTTCCAATTTATACTCCTACGTAAACTCATCCCATATTTTCATTGTATAAGTTCCCCCTGGGCCGTCAAATGCACCCTCCCCGGGAAGTTTTACTTTAGCCATAAAGTTCCAAACTTCCGGCTGGTTATAATCGCCCGCTTCAGACACGTGCTTTATTTTAGTCGTGTCCACCCTTACGGCCTTTCCGTCTATATGCTTCCATTCACCTCTTGACCCATCGGGCCTCTCGTATTTGATACCCCATTCCTCGGCACTATCCAGGTTTATCAAGGTATCAAGGACTAATTCATGACCTATCGTGTTTACGTAAACTTTAAACGCTTGCAATATCGTTATTGACATATATTGTCTCCTAACTTGGGAATAGATTTTCCACAGGTATTATTGAATCCCCATCGGTTCGGACGTTCACTTTACTATTTCCTTCGGTTTTAGTCGTTACGATAGAGCAACCACTACTTAATGAGGTTATTCTACTTTCACCTTCCGTCTTAACCATTAGGGGAGATACCCCCTCCGTTGTTATGGTAATCCTGGACTCCCCAAGGGTTATCTGCCGTTGTAGGGACCTCGAAGCAAGCCCGCTGGTCAAAATCATTTGTTCCTCTGGCCTGCCAAACGGGTTAAGTCCCCTTGTTAATATCGTATTTGTCATTGGCATAATTTTCCCCCCTATGGATTAAGTGGCACTATCTCAATCACATTTTCCCCGTCATATATTTGATTCCATTCCTGTATGAGTTCACCGGTATCCGGCCTGCGCAAAATCAAATGTTTCTCAACTCCGATATCGTCTACTTTCATCCGTCCCCTTAGGGAATCAACAATACGTTTCAGATTATGACCAGCAGTCCCGACGGTGGTATACTCTTCGGAATTAACCTCCCAGACAGCTTCGGCGATGTCTGGGATATCGCTTGTCTGTAATAACCGTGTCAAAACAAAATTAAAAATCATATTCTGTTCATCGACAACAATATTGTCTATTTTTACAGGGTTTACGGGTGGGCTTATTACCACAGTGTACGGTCCATAATTGTACAGCCAGGTAAAGGGACTATCAACATAATGGTATCCAGTTCCATCCCCAGGATCAAAGTTGATGCCTGAAACTGGCCCTAAATCGTCAGTAACGTTAAAGGTGACCAGGTATTTTGAGACTGTAACTTGTAGGCTGTCCTCACCTAAATTCTGCTCATTATCTTCGGCCTGAAGCCATGCCGTAAAGACTCCGGCTGAGTTCCAAAGGAAAGTGAAAGACTTAACGGCCTGAATTAGGGTACTGTATTCACCCTGCGGTATTTCGGTGTAAACATCGACAATCCCAGGTATCTTAAAGTAAGCATGGTCAATGGTCCCTTCGTCCGGATCATACCAGCTTGCGTCTGAAAATGGGGCGTTACTGATTCCCTGGTCAAACGTCTTATTACTACCGGCATAAACCTCCGGGGCTTCTCCAAGACTGTAGCCTATTTCTGTTTTTTCAAGTTCAACATCATTACAGCCGTCAACTCCGGCTATGAGGAAGGCCTTGACTCCGATGTATCCTATCGGAAAAGTTGGAATATTGGTATTTACAACAGCCACCGTGTCAAAATTGATACCATTTATCACCCACGCCTGTTGGTTGTCATCCCAATGCTTCCAGGTCATATTGTCGTCACTTATTTGATATCCAATAACGCCATGATTTCCGGCCCCAAGCGTTTCAATAAACCGTGTAAACGTTGTGGCCGCCGGATCGTAAGCAAGTACGCTTGTAGCGATTGTTGGGTTATCCGGGAAGTTAAAAACACGCCTCATGCCTATGTTATTGTTGTAACGACACTGGGCCTGCCCAAGCGATATGTTTTCTTTCCAAATGACGGCTTCGTCAATGTCTCCAATGAATGGGGTTACACCCTGGTTTGCCCCTATCTGACACGCAACGGAGTTTGTAATGGACTGGCTTAAAGTTACTCCAGGTACATCCTGGTATGCTGGCATAACACCATCAACATAAATATTGATTGATGCCGCCGTGTAGGGCCCCCCTATGGGAGTTGGTAAGTAAGTAGCTACGGCATGGTGTAGAATCCCATCTCTCCAGTTTGTATTAAGAACCGCCCGTTGTATCCGGTTTCCAATTTTTATGTTACCAACGAGCGTAAAAGATAACAAACCGAATTGATCAATAAAGAAACTCCACCCAGGGGTCGAAGGACTTCCACCGCCAACCTGCTTGCTCATAAGCGTCATAAATGATCCGCCTGCGTATGATGTCCTAAACCAGCATTCAACCGCAAAGGGTACAGCGTTCGCGAAGGTAAACCCTGGCAATAGCCCCAAGGTTACATAATTCGTTCCGACCAGGCTTATGGCGTTCCCTATTTTCCCGGGTACGTAAAGGGGCGTACCAATAAACGTGCCATTATTTCCGTTTGGTGACCGGTCCGCTAAATTATTTTCAAATGGCAGATTCAAGAGGACGTTACTGAAATCTTCTCTTGTGCGCATAACTGAGCCGAATGGCTCTATTTTATTAGGATCGTATATATTCCCTGGATCAGTCCAGTTGATTGGAAATTGAGACATTGCCATCCCCCTACATTAGTTTGAATCGTAAATAAGAATACCCAGTATTGGGATTTTCGACCTTAAGCTCAATCGAGTCGTAAAACTTAAAATCGACTGTAGCCATATTAAGCGTGTAATCGATAATCCCATCTATCGCAGGCCCAAGCGGGATTGTCGTTATTTCAATATCGGTATTGCCTTCAGGCTTTGTTCTAATCTTAAGGGTGAAGTCTCCGGGTAATTCTTTTTGGCATTCAATCCGAAGGCCTATCTTGCCATTTATTGAAATCGGCCTTGATGTAATAGGCCAGGCTTCCCCGTTCTCATATCTTTGGAAAGTGTAATCACACTCAATACTCGAAGGGAAAATACTTTCATACTCTGTGTTAACCTGAGTAGTTTTAAGATAAGCTGTGTTTGCAAAATAGTTTCCACCAATCCTCTCTTTTGCTTTTACCAAATTGTCAAAATCCTTGTATGGCATATCAACAACACCAATTACCAAAGGATAAACGTCGGTATTATTCCAATTATCTTTGTACCATTTGGCTAAATCTTGATCCGGTTCAGAGTACCCATAGATTTTACCCGTCTCCGGGTTAAACTGAATATGGCAGTATTCCGATAGAGTTTTTGTATCCGTGTGAATACTCAATATGTTCATAGAGACTCCTTTATGCCTGTTGTTCTAAGATTGCTCTAACACTTATGTCCCCTGCATTTGTATTTCTAAACCATACTTGTGCATTCCCACCGGATGCAACCTGATATGCTTTTATTGCAAACCTATCATTTGTATTATTCTCAACTATAGTTACGCCCATGTATACCGGGTTTACAGACCCAACAAATGTAGTAGCCAAAACTACATTATTACCAGTTATAGTTATTGCAACGGTTCTTTTTTCCCGTATGGTTGCCCCATTCCCTATTTGTAAAGAATTGCCTAAAATAAGTTTTGATGAAATTATGATATCCTGTGGACTACTAATCCCAAACCTACCAAGAGGGTCTCCACCTAAAAAAAGTGAAAGATTATTTAGGTCAGTTATCCTAAACCCCTCGTATTCACCTCCAGGATATTTTTTAATACCTTCTTTATTTAATTCATATATATTATTCCATTGTGTTGAAAAGTACTGGAACCTAATATCATTTGAGTCTATCACAGTTCTTACACTTGAAGGGTCAGGCTTAAGCGGATCTGTTTGATCGTAGTTTGTACAGTAAACCCCAGTGTTATCCACTTTGAATTGATAAGCAGCCCCCCATATAGTCGACCCGGCTTCTATGGTTCCACTTATCAGGACGTCCCCTGACAATTGTAATTGAGCACTTCCAGCATTCCAGTAAAAGAAGGTATCACTTCCAAAGGTATAACCACCATTGCCACCATAAAGGCTACCATCTACAGCCTGATAAGTTTTCCATGCCGAATTCGCGAAAATACCTATCTTATCACTACCGACATAGGCACCATTTACCGCTGGAGTTCCTGCGGCTACATGGGGGTACAGCACTTCATTAATAACTTCCTCAAAGCTCTTCCCGTCCTGCTCTACCGTTGCAAAATCGGTAACCTCGGCAGCGCTATTTTTCATACGCCCAAAAACAGCATAGTCAGCACTTGCGAGTATGGTACCACCTATCGTTTTGAAAACACTATTTTCAATCTTTGCTATGCTTGCAACATTGGTTGTTCTATTAACGATCAAGAAACCATCCACTATGGCATTCGGATTAATTATACCCTTTAATACTGGAAGGATTTCTCCGCGATAGGTTATATATCCATCCACGTCCGCCGGTAACCCGGATTGATCGTATCCGTGGGTATAGATTTCTCCAGGGTTTGGAGTTATAAAGCTTTCATAGTTGACCTTGCAAGCGATGCCAGGTCTCCCAACATCCGCACCATCGGAAACATTATCAGCCCAAACTTCCGTTACTTCTATCCAGTCTACATGTAATTCAGTAAGACCCATGCCAGTCCAGTTAAGAAACAGAATAGAAAAATACTTGGCGGTTGCAGTAGGGATGTAATCATATTCATATGTTACGTAGCTTGTTGTTATAGGCCCATTACTGACAAAAGTTATTTCGCGTGTATCCTCTGTAACGACAGGGTTTGAAGTTCCAGCGTTATTTGATATGTGAGTCTTTCCAACTGGAAGTTCCGTGTCAAATTCC